CTACAAGGGAGCTTCATCCGCAACAGGCGACTACGGAGCTTCATCCGCAACAGGCAACTGCGGAGCTTCATCCGCAACAGGCTACAAGGGAGCTTCATCCGCAGACGATAGAGACAGCATAGCAGTTGCTTGGGGTTATCACGGCAAAGCTAAAGGAGTTATCGGTTCTTATCTTGTATTGGCTGACTGGGAGGGAGATGAAGATAATTACTGGACACAGGAATTATGGTCGCTCAAGGGAGCAAAGATGGTAAGGGTTGATGGAACAAACATCAAGGCTAACACATGGTACACCATGAAGAATGGTGAGATTGTTGAATTCGAGGAGGATTGATGTCAATTCTATACTTATTGATGGTGCTGATACAGATAACAACGGCAGTACCGAACAGCATAGAGAAGCCCGTGGACTATACAAGTACCATGTCGGGTCCATCTAAGGAAATATCGGACGAATGGCAGTTGTTCACCATAACCGCCTACTGCGGTTGTGAGAAATGTTGCGGTAAGACCGACAGGATAACGGTAACAGGCACATGTGCCGTTGAGGGCGTTACCATAGCGGTTGACCCTACGGTTATTCCTTACGGCTCACTGGTTGACATTGAGGGTATCGGGACATTTGTTGCTGAGGATTGCGGCGGTGCTATCAAGGGCAACAAGATTGACATTTACTTTGAACAACATGAGGATGCTATGAAATTCGGAGTTTGGAAAGATTGGAGAGTGAGGATAAGAAAGTGAAACAGCCAAAGAAATTGACGTGCAAACAGAAAACTATTGTATCGTCACACAAGCTTAATGCAAATGACTGGATGGTGGAAAAGGAAACAGAGTTTTATTTGTACCTTATAAGCAAGGACGGAGCCAAGAAGAAAATTATAGACAAATTTAAAAGGAGGTAAGCACATTGACTGAAATGAATGAATTACCAGTTGAATGGTTGATTTTTATATGCAAGGCTTCAAAAACGAGGCTTGTTATTGAGGATGGTAAGATTACAGGAACCGTTCAGAAGGAGGAAGAGGAATGAATATTAAGCTTTTGAACATGAAGTTAGAGAACTTCATGTGCTACGCAAGTAAGAATTTTGATTTTTACGCCATTACAAAGATTATGGCTAAGAACGGTGTCGGCAAGTCAACAATAGCCACAGCTTATTTGTGGTGCTTATTTAACTGCGATTATGAGTTAAAGGACAATCCGGTTGTCAGAAGAGAGGTTGACGGAGTATCAGTTGATGATATGGATGTATCTGTTGAGCTTGTACTGGATGCAGATGGTAAGGAAATTACCATGAAGAAAGTGCAGAAGAGAACTTACAGCAAGGATGGAAACAGCTATAAGGATGACAATAAGTATTTTGTCAATGATGTGCCTAAGACATTAAAGGATTTCAACGCATACCTTGATGTTGATATGAATGTATTCAAGATGTGCAGCAATGTGAACGCTTTCCTTAATCAGAAGCCAGCTGAAATGAGAGAATACTTATTCGGTCTTGTAGGAGATGTTACAGACCTTGATATTGCTTCACAGAAAGCTGAATTAGCCGAGTTAGTTCCTTTACTTAATAAGTATACAGTTGAAGAATTATCCGCTATGAATAAGGCTACCAAGACCAAAATTACAAAGGATTTGCCTATTCTTGACGGGCAGATTAAGGAAAAGGAAAGAGATATACAGATTAAGCAGGACACAGATGTATCTGACCTTGAATTACAGAAGAACAGCATTAAAGAGCAGATTGCTGGTTGCGTGGCAAAGCAGACCGACAATGACAAGCTGATGGCTGAATATGACAAGGCTAGTTCAGATATTCTCAACTTGAAGTTTGAACTTAACGATATGACTCGCAAGGCTAACGAGGACAATATTAAGGCTAGGAGAGAGATTGAGGACAAGATTTCTGATAAGCAGTTTCTTGTTAGGCAGACAGAAAAGACTATCAGCGAGACAGAGAAGTGCATTGAACTGTCCAAGAAAACCATTGAGAGTATAACCGACTATCTCAATGTAGAGCGTAAGAAGTGGACTGAGGAGAATAACCGCCAGTTTGACGAAAACAGTCTTATCTGCCCTTATTGTGGCAGTGAATACGGTGAGAACAAGAAAGAACAGCTAAGAGCCGACTTCAAGCAGCACAAGGCGGACACGTTAAAGGCTATCACCGATAACGGAAACCTTTACGCAGACAGATTGAGCAAGGAGAAGAAAACACTTGCAGACCTCGAAGCAGAGTTGCCGGAGCACAAGGAAAGCCTTGAAATACTGAATACAGCTATCGAAGTTTTCACAGAGCAGTTATCGGAGTTACCACAGGAAACTGATGTAACAGCCACAGAGGAATACAAGGCATTGGAACAGCAGATAGCTGAAAAGGAAGAAGCTATGCACAAGGCTAATGACATATCGGCAGTTAAGGCTGAATTAAAGGCACAGGAAAGTGAGCTTAGGCAGCAGTTGTCCGATTGCGAAGCCAAGATTGCGGCAAGCAATACCGCAATGGAAGAAGAAAGGCTAGAAGAGCTACGCAACCGGCAGAGAGATATGGAACAGAGCAAGACTAATGCCGAGAAAATCCTTGATTTACTTGACGAACTGGATAGGGCAAAGAATGAAGCCTTGACAGAAGCAGTAAACAGCCATTTTGGGTTAGTTAAGTGGCAGTTGTTTGAATATGCTAAGAACGGCAATTACAAGAGTTGTTGCATACCTACTGTTGACGGAAAGAGCATTTTAACAACTATGAGCAACAAGGGCAACAGGATTCTTGGAAGAGTTGACATTTGCAATAGCATTCAGAAGATTAGCGGCATTACTTGCCCAGTATGGCTTGATGATGCGGAGAACCTTGATGAGAGCAATCAGAGCAAGGTTGCACAGATGGTTGACGGACAGGCAATTATGCTCATTGTGGACAGCAATTATAAGAATTTAAAGATTATGGAGGGATAGGAAGAATGAGTAAGGCATTAGATATGGCAAGAGAGCTTGTCAAGCAGTTAGAAGAAGCTGAAAAAGCTAACAAGGTACAGTTATCGGAGCTTAAACCGGGCGAGGTATTCAAGGCAGGAGAGCATGATTTTATTGTGCTTGAACAGAAGAATGGAGCTACAAAGGTAATATCTAAGAACTTCACGGCGGAGAATGCTGTTTTTGACGAAGGTACGAGAGATTACAACAAATCCAATCTTAAGAAAGTCATTGAGAACGAAATACAGCCTATTATTGAAGCTAAATTAGGAGCAGATAATCTTGTCGAGCATATTGTTGATTTAACTTCGGTTGATATGCAGCATGAGTTTGAGCCTTGCACTTGCAAGGTAAGACCTATCACGTTTGATGAAGCAAGGCAGTACAATGATTTACTTGTTAATAAGGAATTAGGCGATGGGTGGTGGACTTGTACGCCTTGGTCTACGGCTGAAAGAGGTTGGACATACGCAATAGCCGTTGTTTATTCATCTGGTGATTTAAGCAACCACAGCTATGATGTCTTCAACGGCGTTCGTCCAGTTTGTATCTTAAAATCTAATATCTTTGTATCGAGAGGAGAATGACAATTATGGCTGCATTAACAATGAAGATGTTACAGGAGCAGATAACCGAATTAAGCAATAAGATAGCTGTGCTTGAAGGTAATGTGAATATTGAGGCTAAGGTAAGAAAGTGGTTTGCAAACTTAAAGGTCGGAGATACATTTGAGCTTGCAGGGCTTACTTGGAAGATACTTGATATTCCTGCCGAGGGTTATATGTGCCTTGCGGACAGGCTTACAGACAAGATGATGTTCGACGAGACTTCTAATGACTGGCTCCGAAGCCGGTTAAGAGAATATCTTAATACGGAATTAATTGAGGAGATTGCTGATGAGATAGGAGAAGAGAATATTGTCTCATTTAAGCGAGATTTGCTTTCGCTTGATGGACAGACTGAGTACGGCGAATGCGAGGACAAGGTATCACTTCTCACGGTTGACGAATACCGCAAGTACAGAAACCTTATACCTAACACAGATGATTGGTGGTGGCTTGTTACTCCATGGAGTACGTCATACAACAATTACGAGACAGCTATTGTTGTTCTTCCGTCCGGCTGTATCTGTGCTGGTGGTTGCAGTGGCAGCGTCAGTGTTCGCCCGGTTTGTATTTTTTCCTCTTCAATCTTTGAATCAGAGGAATAATAAAACATTAAAGTAAATCAATTAGAAAGGCAGGAACAATTATGGCAGAGAATACAGCAGTTGCAGAGAAGAAAGCTTTTACCACTTCGTTGAGTGAATGGAGCAATGCAATTACAGGTCTTATCATTGATGATTACAAGGCTTGCGGAATGGATATGGACGATTACGCCAAGGAATGTGCCATGGAAGCCATGACAAGCATTTTCAGCCTTGTTAAAAGCAACCCTAAGGTTAATATGGGTAGCCTTGACACAAGCAATTTAAGGGGCATTGTGAAGCGTTGCGCAAGCCTTAAACTTAACGCAAGTGCGTACCCGAGAGAATGTTACTTCCAGTTGCGGAATGTGAACATCGGGAAAGACGCCGACGGAAAAGAAATTTGGCAGCAGCAGGTCGAAATGGGTATTGAAGGTAGTGGTTATGATTCCTTACTTGCTAATTACGGAAAAGATGTTAAGCAGGTATATCCATATTGGGTGATTAAAGAGGGTGACAAGTACATACCGCCTAAGCATAAAGGGCTTACAGTTACAGAACCCGAATGGGAGGAGAACGGTTTATCGGATAAGGCAGTAAGAGTTGTATATCCTGTTAAGCTGTTAGACGGAACAGTAACATATCTTTCTGCTGATAGAGATAGCGTTAAGGTTAATCTGTTGGCTCATGTTAAGCAGAATATGATGAATGAAACATTTGGGTTAATTACCGGAACTAAAAAGCAGTATAACAAGGAAGTTGCAAGAACACGTTACGATGCTACACCGGAAGAGAAAGCGAAAATAAAGGAAAAGAAAGAGGAAGTCCTCAATGCTTTAAGAAGCTGTAAAACAGTGGATGAAATGCTTGAGTGTGAGCTTGCAAGACCATTTATTAGTGGTGCGTGGCTTGATACCCCAGAGAGCATGATACAGAGAAAAATGTGCAACAATGCCACAAGGAAATATCCTAAGAATTATGACCCAATGGCAAGACAGGCACAGGTTGAGATGGACGAAGTATATCAGGTCACACAGGCTGAAATTGCCGAAAATGCTAATTCTGTCGAGTTCATAGAGGATAAGGCAGATGTCGTCGACACCGCGGCAACAGAAGCAACCGAAGAACAGGCAGATAGCACGTTACCGCCATTCATGCAGGAGTAAGCCTATGAAATCAGCAAGTTTAGAGCAGATGATGGCTGATATGAATAATGGCACTTATGACTTGACTTGTAACGGAGAATGTACTTGCGGTAATTGTTGTAGTAACTTACTTCCTATGACAGAAGATGAAATTACAACAATCCGCAAGTACATCAAGAAACATCATATCAAGGAACGCAGGCATAATTATCCGACAGCTACACCAACAATGGATATGACTTGTCCGTTCCTTAATGATGATAAGCCAAAAGAAAAGTGTGAGATTTATTCGGTCAGACCAAGGATTTGCAGAGATTTTATCTGCTGTCCGAGCAAAAGACCGCCGATTGATGATTGGGGTTACAAATTAAAGTGCAAGACAGTTGACGTTAGAAAGGAGTTTTTCAAATGAGAGTAATTTCACAGGGCGGAGAAATTGATGTTCCATATGACATTTTTGTATTTGGAATTACAATCGATAATCACGTAACGGCTATAAGAGATTCGGTTGTAAGACCTTATGAATGCATAAATGGCTTTATGGCAAAGTATTCCACCAAAGCAAAAGCAATTAAGGCTATGGAAATGTTGAGAGAAAAGTATCTTTCTAGAATGGAGCTTGATGGCGGCTATGACATTGTGAATAAATGCTACGTACAGCCTAACTATTGGGTACTTCCTAAAGTCTTCCAGTTTCCACAGGATGATGAAATCGAGGTGTGAGTATGGCAAAACACACAATGCAGGAATTATACCAATGGCAGGCATTACCACTAAACATCAAAGTCAGAATGACAGCAGAGAGAATAAGAAACTGGGTAAATGAATTTGGCGAAGATGGAGTGTATCTGTCATTTAGCGGTGGAAAAGACAGCACAGTTTTAGGACACATAATCAGAGAGGTTTGCGGATATAAAAATATTCCTTTTGTGTTCGTAGATGTTCCGACACAATATCCAGAGTTAAAGCAGTTTGCACAGACATTCGATAATCTTGTAATTTTAAAACCTAAAATTTCATTCGCAGAAGTTTGTGAAAAGTATGGATTTCCGATGATTAGCAAGGAAGTGTCAAATTGCGTAAGCGGTGCGAGAAAATACGTTAAATACCTTGGCAGCCAAAAATCTAATAACACAATCTTGACAGACAGTTCCGTATGCTTGCTACATGGCAGATCTGCTAGAAATAGACAGGAGAATAAACAAGCAGAACCAACAGTTCCAATGTTTGCAGACGGGAGTTATCCCTAGTGGTTCAGAATATGGGTTACGCAGACTGAATGGAGAACTGACAGATAGTAAAGGCAATTATAGTCAGTTTAATCAAGAAAAATATAAGTTTTTTCTTGATGCACCGTTTGAGATAAGTGAAAAGTGCTGCGATGTCATGAAGAAAAATCCGGCGCACAAATACGAAAGAGAAACCGGAAGAAAACCATTCATTGCAACAATGGCAACGGAAAGTTCATTGAGAGCCAAAAAGTGGATGCAAGAGGGATGTAATGCATTTGATGCAAAACATCCTCATAGTAAGCCAATGACTTTTTGGACAGAACAAGATGTTTTGCTTTACATCAAAGAAAACAACTTGCCTATATGTTCTGTTTATGGTGAGGTAGTCACGGATTATGAAGCTATGGGGCAATGCGAAAATCAGATGTCATTTGCAGATTTTGGGATTTTGACAAGGAAAGACCATTGCTGAAAACAACAGGATGCCAAAGAACAGGTTGCGTACTGTGCGGATTCGGATGCCACTTAGAGAAAGAAAGCAGATTTTTAAGACTGAAAGAAACACATCCTAAATTCCATAATCTGCTATATGTCTTGAAAAATAATGGTGTGACATACGCAGAAGCTATTGATTGGGTGAACGAACACGGAAATATGAATATTAAGTATTAAAGGAGTACTTAAATGAAACTTAAATGTATCGCAACTGGAAGTTCCGGGAACTGCTACACCTTAACTTCCAACAGTGGAGAAATACTTATCCTTGATTGCGGAATACCGATTAAGGAGATCAAGAAAGGCTTGAATTGGAATGTTAAAGATGTTGTGGGTGTGTTATGCACCCATAAACACCTTGACCATAGCAAGTCATTAGACGATTTAAAAAAAATGTCAATACCGGTATTTGCACCCTACCAGAGAAACTATAACAAGAAGAATTATGGCGGATTCACAATTTATCCGTTTCCACTACAGACATTGGACGGAAACTGGACACACACAGACGCAAGCGGCGAGCCTTGCCCGATATTCGGCTTTTTGATTACTCACCCGGAAATAGGAAGAACGCTTTATATAACCGATTGCGAATTAATCAAGTGGAGATTTAAAGACATAAACCACATTCTCTTAGGCGTGAATTATGACAAGGATTTAATCGACAGGGATAACGCAGGCAAAGCTAATCACGTTTTCAGAGGTCACTTATCCATTGACACAGCTTGTGATTTTGTTAAGGCAAATTATTCAGACAGCTTGCAGAATGTCATAATGTGCCATTTATCAAGTGAAAATGCTGATAGAGATAGTTTTATCGAGAAGATGAAAAAAGCCGCTTGTGGGGCAAATGTGGATGTTGCGGAAGCAGGGAAAAGTTGGGATTTGAAAAACCCTAGTGAGTGTCCGTTTTAGAAAGGAGAATTGAAATGAAGAAATCTGAACCAAAAATGATTTTAAATATATCTCTCAATAGCGAGGAAATTGAAGAAAAGGTCAAGATTGCTATGGACGAATATGTAGAGAAAGTTATTTATAAAAATCTTGATGAAGAAATTACAAAAATCGTTGACAGAAGAATTGAAAGGCTTGTATCTGCTTCGAGTTGGGGTAGTGACAGGAAAATACAAGGTGTTTCTTTTGAGCAGTTCGTGAAAGATAGGACTGAAAAAACTATCGGCGATTTTGTAGAAAAGAATATCAAAGAAATTCTCGCCAAGAGATTTGCTGAAATTATGACAGATAGGAGTTTTGACAATAATTAAAGATAGAAAGAAGAGAACAGTATGAGTTATAGCAGTTTGTTTGGAATTAAAGTGAATTATACAGGAGAAATTATTTGTGATTTTAAAAATTCATGGCTTTTCTCACCTGTAGTTATGGGGATTCTTCCAGATAAATACATTCCTGAGTTTATCACAACACCCTTTGGCTTCAAGAAAAGCATTATCTTGGATATAACAGGAGAAGTGCATAAGCGAACGAATCACGAGGTAAATGTCTGCAAGAATACGGCAGATAGAATTTGTTGGGAACTTGCAAATCAACAGATATTCTTCACGAAAGATAGGCAACTTGTTTCTGACAGTATCAGAAAATTCGTTAAACAGAATACAGATTACGATAAATCGGGTGAAGATGCACTGTCTCCACTTGAAAGAGAACATATCATCAAAAGATTTAATGAGATTGCAGATAGCATTTTAGAACTTGACGAAAACAAATATCCATTCTTTGTGTTTAAAAACACGAGCTGTGATGATGGAGTGGAAAGATGGTTTGAACAATATGACGATAAGTGTGGCGAATATGTAGAGTGCTCCATGAAAGATAATACAGACAATTTCTATGCGGAATTTGTAGTTATCGAAAATGGAGAAATTGTAAAGTTTATTACAAACAGAGATTTTGAATATCAAGGCGGAAAGGAGCAGGAATGGAGAGATTAACACGGACGAGTGATTCTGGTGAAGCTGCGTTTACATTTAACTTATACATAAATTGCATGCCAAGCGAAGCAGAGAAAATCCTTAATGTGGCAACAAAGTTAAAAGAATATGAGGACTTAGAGGAACGGCTTAATAAGGTGTATGGAGAGTGTGACGGATTACTGTTGAGAGTGGTAGAAATGCTTGAGAAGCACCCATGCATTGATATGACAAGCAACACATTGAAGTCACGGCTTCTTACTGATGGAGATGTCGACAAATGGGAGGAATACAAGCAGTTAGAGGAACAGGGCAGACTTATCAAATTCCTTTGTAGGGTGGGAGATATGCTTTATTATCCAGACAAGGAATTTAACATAATTATCCCTGTGAGACTAACTGAAATTGTTATAAAGTTCAACGGTCTTGATACAAGTTCTTGTCAGTATAATTGCAGTGGTTTTGACGAATGTGGAGATGTTTATGAAGAATATGAATTTGACACAAACGACTTTGGAAAGAGTGTATTCCTCACGAAACCCGAAGCCGAAGCAAAACTGGAAGAATTGAGAGGTAATCAGAATGAAGTGTGATGAGTGCAACAATGCAAATATCTGCTTGGACCATATCGAATTTCCTAGCTTGGGTGGGTGTACGAGTGGAATGCCAGACCGCAAAGTAATCACCAATGCCGACAGGATAAGGAATATGTCGGATGAAGAGTTAGCAGAGCTTATACATAAAATGGAAATCACTTGTTTTGTAGATATTATAGGATATGCAAATAAAGACTGCGGGCAAGGTAAAATTTCTTGTAGAGATTGCCGAGCAAAAGCACCAACAATACTTAATTGGCTTCAATCAGAAGCGGAATAGGAGAGAATATGGTTGAAAAGCCGTTATACAAAAGCGTACCAACAATGAGAAATTATGAAGATTATATCAGCGAATGCGATTACACAAAGGGTTAGAATGACGCTATGGATTTTATTTTTCCAGAAGCAAAAGAGAAGCTGATAAATAAATGGTATGAATCAAAGAAAGGTGGAATGACTTATTAATAAAGTGATTTTAATAGGAAGATTAACGAGAGACCCGGAGATAAGGGTAAGCGTAGCGACAAATATTACAACCGCAAAATTCACACTTGCGGTTGACAGAAAATATAAGAAGGAGGGTGAGCAGCAGACGGCGGACTTCATAAGCTGTACGGCGTTCGGTAAAACCGCAGAAAGCATTGAACGGTATCTTTATCAAGGAACCAAGATTGCGGTTGTCGGACGTATTCAGACTGGCAGTTACACTAATAAGGATGGAAATAAGGTGTACACCACAGATGTTATTGTTGAGGAATACGAGTTTGCGGAGAGTAAGAACGCTAACAGCAGCAGTCCAAGCCAGCCAGCTTCAAATATGTCTGCCCCGGCAATGGCAAGTGACGGCTTCATGAGCTTGCCATTGGGTGTAGAGGATGAGGGCTTACCGTTCAACTAAGGAGATGAGACAGCATGGCAAAACAGAAGAAATGTAGCACATGTAAATACAGTTGCCGTATAAGCTTTGAGGGTGGCGACAGGTTCTGCCAGTACATATTGATAACCGGGCACAGAAGACCGTGTCCGGGAGGCGATGAATGTACGGTGTACGAGAAAGGCAAGCGGCTAAAGGAATATAATTTTGGCGATTAAACTAGGAGGGGATAATTTGGGTGTTCAGGAAGCAATTGAAATTCTTCGTGATGAACAAAAACTACTAATAAATGCAATAGCAGTATACAGTAGCGATTACTTGGGATTGAGTGAAGCGAAGAAAAGAGAACTTACAATGATAAACAAAAAAAAGAATTGAAGCTATTAAGATGGCGATTGAAGCACTGGGAGGTAGAGAAAATGAAGTCTAAGAACGGTAACATGAGCGCGTTTATTTACGGCAAGCCGACAGGCGGTAGCCGTTACGTTGGAAGCAAGAAGAAGCGTAAGACTACAAGAATTAATAAGAGTAAGAAGGTGGTTTCGTGACAGAGAGTGAAGTAATTAAGGAATTACAACAATACGTTGGCTTACCGTTTGAAATGGACGTATTAGAAGAAGCGGTAAAGATGGCAATACAGGCACTTGGAGAAGTACAACAGTACCGCGCAATCGGCACACTGGAAGAATTACAGGATATGAAAAGCAATTATTTTGAAGCGTTAAGTGATTGGCGTCAATATCGCAAGATTGGAACTTTGGAAGAGTGCCGGACGGCGAGAGAAAAGCAGATATCGAAGAAGCCTATATTTAACCATAACCTTAGTGATACTCTTTCTGTATTCCGTTGCGAATGCGGAAACATAATCAAAGTCAGTCACGATGTAGGAATAATGAATAACAACAATGCGCCAAATTACTGTAGTAAGTGTGGTTGTAGGCTAGATTGGAGTGATGAAGAATGAATGAAGAACTTAAGCCGTGTCCATTCTGCGGTGGGAAAGCAGAAATTATAATCTTTAGTGCCGAATACGGAACGGTGACTGTCGGCTGTACTAACGAAGAGTGCGATATTACTATGGGGAAAGCGTTTTTCACTGACGAAGAAGCTATTCGACACTGGAATAGGAGGGTGAACGATGAAGCTGATTGACGCAGACAAATTATTAGAGCTGATAAAAGAACAGAAAGAACGAGAGATAGGGGCATACGAAAAAGGCATAAATGCTGGTCTGAATATCGTAAAGAGTATTATCAATGATGAAACACAAACTTCAACTGCCTATGATGTGGATAAGGTTGTTGAAGAGTTAAAGGATGTATCATATGAACGATTTGGATATGCTGGAATGGGCGGGGAGAATGTCGTTAATTTAGATGATGCAATCGAGATAGTAAAGGCAGGTGTGACAAATGAAAGCTAGACCTAGAAGCGAAGTTATGTATAGGTTCGGTGGCACACTATATCCGTGTTATATTTATTGCTATCCGCAGCAGAAATGGGATTATGTCTATACAAGCGATAAAGTCGAACTTAGGTACAAAAACATGACTATAACAATAACAACGTACGATTTTAAAGAACATTGGTTGGAGGTAAATTAAATTAAATGAAAAAATAGAATTTGATTGGAGCGATGAGTCATGAATATAACACAGACAAGGGTTAAGCAGTACAACAGCACATACAAGACGGTGATTTCAGTTGACGGAGTACCGGTTTGCATTACACAGAGCAACAAGAGAGCAAGTGATATTGCTTCTTATTTAACAGGTTACGAAGTTGAGATATATGATGGCAAATTAAAACGCCAACTGGACAAAATCAAAAGTAAAAATGGTTGGGATATAAAAAAAATACTAACTACCCCAACACAAATAAAGAATCGAGGTGGTAAAAAGTGATACTTCTTGAAGATACAAGAAATCAAGTTGGCAAACACGATAAGAAAAATGAATATTTTTATAAAAACGGAATTGAGGTTCGCAGAACTAAATTATACTGTGGAGATTATACATTGCCGACAAACCAGAGCGTGTGTATTGACACAAAAAAAGACATACAGGAGCTTATAGGAGATATATGTGGGAAATCGCACGAAAGGTTCAGAAATGAGCTTATAAGGGCACAAGAAAGCAATATAAAGCTAATCATTCTTACTGAAGATGATGGATGTTATTGCGACCGTAAAAAAACAATATACAACAAGCCTGTGACTTGCATAAATGACTTGTTCGGTTGGAAAAATCCGAGATTATTTATATGGCAAGGCGGAAAACAGAAATATCCAAAAGCTACAAAAGGACAGACATTGGCAAAGTGCTTGCTTACATTACAAGAAAAGTATGGCTGCGAATTTGCATTTACAGCAAAGAAAAATAGTGGTTCGGAAATTTTAAGGCTTTTAGGTATCGCAGAAGCAGTATGAGAAGTTTATGGATTTGCTGAAAGTAGGTGAAGGCGAATGAATAATATTCCTATTGGCGCATACACATTTTCGGATTCTTATTTGAGAAAGCTTAAGAAAGATGAGCTAATAGAGCATTACAGAACACTGGAGAAAAATTGGTTTAATGAAATTAAATCAAGCAATATTCAAATTGATAATTCAAAGAAAATGCTTAAAGAAGAATATAACAAGGCAGTTGATGATTTTGCAGAATCGGTCAAAAATTTAATCGTAGATTTGTCTGTAATCAGATTTAAAGACATTGATGAGATAACAGAACAGTTAAAGCGAGGTGATTCAGAATGAGCGGTGGAAGTTGGAATTATTTATATTCAAAAGACATTGACGACCTTATGCAGTACAGCAACATTAAATTATTAGAAGAAATAGCTGATTATCTCAATCAAAACGGATATGAAGATGTGGCAAAAGATACAAGGCGGTTAGTTGAATATATCAAATCAGCTAAAATAAGAGTGGAAACACTCTTTGAAATGTTAAGCCCTGTTTTTAAAGCTGTTGAATGGTACAGTAGTGGGGATTGGGGTAAAGATAGAGTTGGCAAGGCAATAGAAGAATATAGGAATGGAAAAGGTGATTCAGAGTGAGTAAAGCATACAGATGTGATGTTTGTGGCAAATTTTGTAGCGATTGTTATGAAATAAATGGCTTTGATATTTACACTGATGATTACGCAAAAAGAGGCTATTCAAATGTTGATAAAAAGACAGTGATAAATGAAATATGTAGTGATTGCTATAATGATATTAAGACCTACATTCACGATAAGGTATTTGAAGCAGCTAAAAAGCGTATAAAAAATTCAATTAACTAGAAATCAAAGAAAGGAATAGGTTGTGCGCACATAAAACCGAGGTTTCCTTTTGGTAGATTTAGAATGTATAAAAAGAAGATTAAATGTGAGATATATCGTGATTCTATGCAGAATTACAAGAAATATGCAATACCGCCAGCACAGCTTATTATTGCTGATGTTCCTTACAATGTAGGAACTAACTTTTATGGAAGTAACCCAATGTGGTACAACGGTGGCGATAACAAAAATGGAGAAAGCAAACTTGCGAAAAAGGCGGCTTTCAATTCAGATTTTAATTTCAATCTGTATGAATACTTCCATTTTTGTTCAAAGATGTTGAAAAAAGAGGACACAAAGCCTATCGCAAGGGGTAGAAGCAGTAATAGCCCTTGTATGATTGTATTTTGTTCGTTTGAACAGTTATCAACATTGATTGCCGCCGCAAAGAAACACGGATTTGTCAATTACATACCGCTTGTATTCTGTAAAAATTACAGTCCACAGGTACTTAAAGCGAATATGCGTATTGTTGGTGCTACGGAATATGCACTCGTACTGTACCGAAATAAGTTGCCGAAATTCCGAAACGGCTTGCAGATTGATGAAAACGGAAAGAATATCAGAGGTACAGGACATATGGTATTTAACTGGTTTGACGGCGGTAATGAAGCGGAATGGGGCAGAACTTACTATAACAATGGCTCATATATGATGTGGGAAAAAGACGGGAAAGATGTACCTAAGATACACCCAGCACAAAAGCCTGTAGCAGTTCTTAAAAAGCTGATTGAGATTTTTACAGACGAGGGAGATGTAGTTATTGACCCTTGTTGCGGTAGTGGTAGCACGCTAAGAGCCGCCGCAGAACTTGGCAGAAGTGCATACGGATTCGAGATTGACAGAAACTTTTACGAGCGCGCAAAGAATGAAATGCTTGTATTTGAAAAGGACAGTCAAATGAATATAAGTGATTTTATAGGAGATACAGTATGACACAGGATGGACAGTTTGAATTAACCGACTTTTTGAGCAAGAAGATTGAGAGTAAATCTGTTATGGACTTGACAGCTTGGATAAACAGCCAAGGCAAAGCACAATATACGCAGATTGGTGAGATTGTAGAAGATGTTTACAACCGTGAAAAAGATGGTGAAGAACTTATTGAAAGGCTTACAAATGCTGTATCAGTATATGTTCTTAATCAGTCTATGGGATATATGGATTATTTGCGCGCTGTATCAAAGGAATAAAATCAAACGAAAAAGGAGATTAAGTGATGGCAGACAAGCGAATGTTCAGTAAAAAGTTAATAGATTCGGATGCGTTCCTTGATATGCCAATATCGGCGCAGGGTTTGTTTTTCCACTTGTGCATGAGAGCAGATGATGACGGCTTCGTGGATGCACCTAAGAGGATTGCAAGGGAATGTCAAGCGTCAAGTGAGGACTTGCAGATGTTAATTGACAAGCGGTATATTTTGACGTTCCCTAACTCTAACGTCATTGTAATTAAGCATTGGCGGCTACATAACACCATACCTAAGGACAGATATAAGCCTACACTGTACACGGAAGAGAAATCGCAGATAGGTGTTAAACCTAACGGAGCCTACACGGATGACCCGGCAAAGATGGTGAGCATGAGTACAACTCAGCATGTAACACCCAAGACGAAGAACACGTTTAACTGCTGTTCACAGAGACAGTACAGTGGTGAACAGTTTGAGGAACTTGAAAGGCAACTAATCCAGAAAGGAGTTAAAAATGGCGGCTAATGAAATATATTATAAACGTAAGGCGAACCACGAATGTACATACTGTGGAACTAAACTGCCAGACAATTACAAGCTTTCAAGGTGCGAGAATTGCTTGAAAGCTGAAAGCGAAATGACTAAATACGCAAGGAAAATGGCATTAAAGGCAGGATTATGTACAATATGCAAGACAAGGAAAGCGCGCCCTGGTAGGGTGACTTGCGAATTGTGCGGACGAAAGAAATCAGATGAGGTTATGGCACGGCGAAAGCGGCTCAAAGCACAAGGGTTATGTACCATGTGCGGGAAAGTACCGCGCACAGAAAGTTCCTGCTTATGCGAGGAGTGCAAAATCAAATGGAGGGGGTATAACTATTGATGGCAACGACAATAGCTTTTTTGGCTGGAACGATATTATCAGCTATGGCAACATTTCTGATAGTGGGAGCAAGCAAAAATAATGCAATCATTGAAGCATACGAAGAGGGCTACAGAGATGGGCTAAATGTAGCCGGAAACGGAGTAAAATATGACGAGGTTCGCTGATAATCTCCGGGTGCTTATGGCAAGGCAAAAGGTGTCGCAGTTTAAACTTGCCAGCGATTTGGGCTTGTCTCAGGCACAGGTGAGCAAGTATTTATGTCGCAAGGCATACCCTAGACCGCATACGTTAGATAAGATAGCAACATACTTTAATGTGAGTACTGATGAACTGGAATGCGAAAGAATGTGAGGAATGACGGACAATGGCTAAGAGTGACAAGAAGATACATGAATATAGAATGTCGGGTGCGGCGTGGATATTAGATATCGCGCAGCGATACGGCATTGATGAAGCAGTTAAGGAGTTGAAGCAAAGGAACGCCGAGTTTATTCCGCTTGAAGTATCGCACGAAGAATTAGAAGCGTGTACCAAGCGAATCAAGAATAATGTTATTGATTCGATATGCTTACTTTCGGCAGTTACGCTCCGAGATGAGTTTGACTTCGGGCGTTCAAGATTAAACCGATTTATAGATAGGTTTAATAGCAAGGCAGAATGCCTTGCTGATGACGATGTGAGTTGGGCGGACATGAGACAGACAATGCGTGAAGAGTGCGGCTTGGACTTTAACTGGCGAAGAGAAGAGGGAGAATAGGAGGAATAACGGCTTATGAAGCTGTCAAAGCTGACTAAGCCAGAGCTTGAACGTATTAGCAACAACGCCAATTTTACAGAGGAAGAGCTAGAAGTGTTTAAACTTCTAACTAAAGGGAAAACCATCACAGAGATTGCACAACAAGTATCCGTGTGCAATCGAACTGTGAATAGAAGAATAAGTAAAATAATGTCAAAAATCAGCAGATTGGAGGGGTAATCATGGTGGTTGTGACACAGAATGGCAAGGAAATCAAGGCAGGTGAAATCAAATTGCCAGACAAGACAAAAGAACTGATTGCATCAATAATTGACAATCAGTAAGCATGGGAGTAGAATGTGCCGTAACGCGATAAGTACGGCACATTCTTTTTAATAAGAGGAGGTTAAACAATGGAATGTGTTGCGTACATGAGAGTGTCGACAGAAAGGCAAGCTGAAGAAGGCAACGGACTTGAGAGCCAAAAGAGAGACATTCTCGACTACTGTTCTAAGAGCGAGCTGATCGTGACAGATTGGTATGTTGACGATGGCTACACCGGGGCAAATATGAACCGCCCGGAGCTTCAAAGGCTTGTCACTGACTGTAAGCATAAGAGGATATCTTGCGTGGTGGCTTTTAAGCTTGACAGATTATCAAGGAATATGATTGACGGTCTATATATGATTGAGAAGATATTCCAGCCAAACGGCGTACAGTTCAAGTGTGTCCATGACAGTGTAAGCTATGACAGCCCAATGGAACAGGCGTATACTCAGATGATGGCTGTTTTTGCACAGCTTGATAAGAATACAATGATGTTGCGTATGCGTGGCGGCATGTTGGAAAGAGTAAAACAGGGTTACTGGCCGGGTGGCGGTAATACGCCTTATTGCTATTCTTATAGCAAAGACCAAGGTATATTAATACCTATCCCGGAACGAGCGGAACAAGCAAGAAAAGGTCTTGAATTGTACATCAAAGGATATTCGGATATAAAAATCTGCAAAATATGTGGATATAAAGGTGAGAAAGTTGTCCGGCAGATACTCACAAGCCCGGTAAATATCGGTATGATACCATACAAGGGCAAGATATATCAAGGTTTGCATGAGCCTATTTTTGATAAGGAATTGTTTGAGCTTGCACAGCAGTTGAGGAAATCCCGAAGTCTTAATAAGGCAAGCTGTATAACTGAACCGAACTTATTGACCGGGCTGTGTTACTGTGGTGTGTGCGGATGCGCTATGAGGTATCAGAAGTGGACACATGGAAAGCACAAGATATATTGCATGTCAAGAAACAAGTCCATGTCTTATTTGCCGAACCACAACCCGGACTGCAATAATTCGCTTGAATGGGCGGATGATATAGAGGAGCAAGTCGAGAGAGAAATGCTCAAAATATCGCTTGACTTATCATCGTACAAGCCTAAGGAAAAGGAAACAAAGCTTGACATTATGCAGTCACAGCTTGACAAGGAGCAGACAAAATTGAAAAGGCTTTATGGCTTGTATGCTGATGGGAACGACACAGTACTGAGCATGATTAAGGAGCTTGAAGGAAATATATCTGCGATTAAAGAGAACATAGCAGAAGAACAGAAGAACTTTTCGGCAAGGCAGAAGAATGCTATCGTATATGACGAAATAAAAAAACTTGCCGATGTTTGGGGTAACATCGACAAGAAACAAAAAAATATGATACTTAAAACTATAATTGACAAGATAATCATTGTCAACGGAAATATTGAAATACAGTTAAAAAGTTTTTAGCACTTACTGTATGCCGTGCCTATGGCAGCATGCTAGTGCTAATGCCGTATTTATCGCGTTTTTCAAAAAGGAAAATAAAATATTTGTCGCTTTTATGTCGCCGAGCTGTCGCTTTGAGCGACTTTTTTTATGTCAAAATATAAACAAAAGGAGGGATAGCAGATGCTGTCGGACAAAGTGAAAGAAAAGCTTTTTGCAAAGAAAGAAATACAACAGCTTGACCTGATGACGGTATCCCTTGTCATTAGTGCGATTGATGAAGCAATGGAGGAGGTAGACCAAGAAGATGCAGCTAAACAATCCTCAATATATGAACAGCGTGTATAACCCACAGGGGTTTTATCCACAGCAGTACGGCAATTATGCACCATATCAACAGATGCAGCAACAGAGATTTCAGCCTCAGGAGCAATATCAGGCAATGCAGAATCAGCAGGCGATACCTCAGCAGGCAATAGGGCTTAATGGACGTATTGTGCAAGTGGTCGAAAACATCAACGCCAACGAGGTCCCCATGGATGGCAGTATGGCTTTTTTCCCGAAACAGGATATGTCAGAGATTTATGTCAAGGGTTGGAATGCTGATGGAACAATCAAGACGATTGTGTATAAGCCACAAATAGACAATAAATCTGTGCAAGCGGTAAATACTCCGCTCGATACGGAAAAACTCAAAATCGACCTATCAGAGCAAGCCACAGCAGGCATTATGCAACGCTTTGATGACTTATCGGCAAAGATTGAGCAGTTGGAAAACAAGGTAGCTTTAGGAACGCAAAGAAAAAATTCACAATCGCAAAGTAAAAAGGAGAGTGATGAGGCATGATGAACCCGATGCAATTAATTCAAATGATGCGTGGCGGCAATCCGCAGCAGTTCTTACAGCAGATGATGGGGAATAACAGCGTAATGAGCAACCCTATGGCTAGAAATGCTATGCAGATGGCTCAAAAAGGAGATTCCAAGGGCATAGAGCAGATGGCTAGGAATTTGTGTCAAGAAAAAGGGTTAAACCCCGATGACATTATAAAGCAAATTAAAAGTGGATTTGGAATATAGCATATTAGAGGAAAACCCGGGAACCTCTTTATGAATAAATTAAACAGGAGGACAAAATATGTTCAACTCAAATTGTGCATCGGTTCCGTTGGTCGCCAATATCGACGGAAACAATAATAATGGCTGGGGAGCTGACGGCGGATGGCTTTGGTTTATAGTCGTTATCTTTGCGATTTTCGGTGGCTGGGGCGGTGGCTTCGGCGGCTGGGGCAACAATGGCGGCGGTGCTATGCAGGGCTACGCTACGCAAGCAGATATTCAGCGCGGATTTGATAATCAGGCGGTTATCTCAAAGCTTGACGGATTATCAAACGGCTTATGTGATGGCTTCTACGCTATGAATAACAGTGTACTTACTGGTTTCAACGGTATTAACACAAATATCATGCAGACCGGTTATGGCATCCAGCAGGCTATTAACGCTGATACAGTTGCTAACATGCAGAATACCAATGCTTTACAAGCGCAGCTTGCTAACTGCTGCTGTGAGACAAGGGAAGCCATCCAGGGCATAAACTACAATATGGCTACTAACACCTGTGCTTTACAGAACACAATGAATAATAATACAAGAGATATTATTGACAGCCAGCAGGCAGGAACGAGGGCTATTCTTGATTATCTCTGCAATGAAAAAATCTCTAGCTTACAGGCAGAGAATAACGACCTTCGCAGAGCAGCTTCACAGGATAGACAGTCAGCGTTGCTCACTACTGCAATGTCAGCACAGACACAGCAGATTATCAATGCTGTAAATCCTACAGCTATTCCAGCCTATGTTGTGCCTAATCCTAATGCTTATGCGTATGGCTGTGGTTGCAACACCGGCTGTAATTGCTAAAACTGAATAATTGAGTATCTTAATTGAGTTTAACTCAATTATGTCTGCCAAGCAGTATTACTTGATGTTACCGACACAAATGTCGGGAAGATAAAGGGCAGACTATAATGTTTGCCCTTTTGCACATTGAAAACAGAATATTAAGTTGATGGATTTTTAAAGTTGTGGTACAATTTTCAAAAAAGAAAGGAGTGCCAAAATGGTTATTTTCAGACAACACAGAGGTGGATTAGCTGAATCCCTAGAAACGGCAAGGGAATTTGAAAACTTTGATGATATGAAAAAATACATATATCAAATTCACAAAGACTTTTGCCAAAAGACAGGAGTAGAAAATGCACCATTTGAAATATCAGACATTGTAATTGACCATACTTCAAAAGCAGAAGATGCGAGAACGAATTGGCATGATACAATGTATGTTTGTGTTAAACGATACGGAGATGAAGATTATATTGAAAAATACGGAACTCCGCAATGCATAGGAATGTGTGCTACAGACTACAAAAAATAAATAATGGATTTTCAAACCATCAACTAATATTCAGTTGGTGGTTTTTTATTTTATGAAAGAGAGGTAAGGATAATGGAAGTAACAGGAATTGCATTACAAACCGTTGCCGCTGGAGAAGATGTTGCATTTACAGAAACACCGGTATGCGGTAGCAAATGTATAGTCCACAGACAGGGAAGTGGAATTATCAAGTTAAGAGGCATTACAAATCAGTGCAAGGCAAGATTTTTAGTATCATATTCTGGTAACATTCAGATACCGACAGGCGGTACAGTAGGCGAGATTTCTCTTGCAATCGCAGTTGATGGAGAGCCTTTACAGTCAACAAAGATGATAGTCACTCCGGCAGCAGTTTCAAATTTATTTAACGTATCAGCTCAGGCATACGTTGATGTGCCTTGTGGCTGTTGCAGTACAGTAGCAGTGCAGAATACATCTACGCAGGCTATCGAAGTGCAGAACAGTAACTTAATAGCAATAAGGGAGGCTTGACGCAATATGCATATCGAAAGAATACACAGAATGATTGAATGTCTTACCGAAAAGACACTGTCCGAACTTGACAAAGGCATTGAAAACGTAAATGTTGAGGAAATGTCTGAAGCCGTTGATATGATTAAGGATTTATGCGAAGCGGAATATCGCGCGGTTATTGTAAAGTCAATGAAAGAAGCAGATGAGGAAGAGAAAGAGCATGACAAAGAACTTCTTAGAGTTTTAAAAGACGAATACGGCGAAGAGGGTGGCAGACGCTACTACGATGAATACCGCTATATGCGTACTGGCAGGTACGCACCAAAAGGCAAGGGCAGTTATGTAGGCAGACGTGGTTATGAGGAACCGCCATATTGGCACAGATACCCGGGCGATATGACAGATATGGATTATGACAGCATGGAGCGCATGAGAGACATGGATAGATTGAGCCGGGGCAAAATGTATTACACCGACATGTCAGACCGCATGGGAATGATTGACCAGCCGAGAAACGGCAGTTCTACGGAACGTGATATGCGTGAGGGCAGAAGTGGCATAAGCCGCAAGCATTACATGGAGGCTAAGGAACAGCACAAGGCAAACACTCAGCAGGACAAGGATGCCAAAATGCAGTCACTCGACGAGTACATGAGGGAGTTGAGCGCTGATATGACAGAGCTTTTAACCGACATGACACCTGAGGAACGCACAATGCTAAAAAGTAAAATGTCAGTGCTTATGACTAAGATTTGATTTTTAGAGGTAGGGGCAGAAATGCTCCTACCATTGTGAGGTGTATTATGTTTACGATTAACGGCGTTGATTGGAACTTAATATTTGTAAATGGCGCAAGCCACGATTTATTGCGTTCAGACGGCACTACAAGCCTTGCTGTGACTGATTGGAACCGCAGGAGTATATTTGTATCAACCGCACCAAAAGGGACGTATTTAAGGCGCATAATCGCTCACGAACTATGCCACGCATTTTGTTTCAGCTATGACATATCAATGCCGATTGAACAGGAAGAATATCTTGCGGGCTGGATAAGCCTTTACGGCACTGATTTAGTATATTTGCTTGACGACATCATGTCAAGCCTAGCACGGAGGGCAGTATGACAGCGGAACAGTTATTAGAGTACATAAGGAGAACCAACCCGGAAATGACCATGGAGCGTATGCTATACGAACTTAGTCAAAGCATATATGCGGCTAAAGCTGTGGTTTTTACTGCACAGAATCAAGTTGAAAAATAATTAAAAAATTTTGATGTAAAAATTTTTAATACCCCCTACCTATGAAAATGAAAAATAAAAAATCGAAGTCAAATTCTTGTGAAATTTGGCTCCGATTTAGTGTCATTTTGTCTGATTTTCTCGATATTTTTTTCAAAAAATTTTCCTAAAATTTTCGGGTCAACATTTTTGGTACGCCCCTATACCCGGAACGCAAATTTTGAAAATTGATTTCAGATTTTCGCAAAACTCGGCTCTGATTTGGTGTTGTTTTTGAGCCTAAAATGGATCTGTGTGACGGCGGGACCAGTAGAATATCACGCCCAAAGCCACCCGGCTCTGCCTATGACAATAAAGTTAGGCGCAACGAACAGACCACCAAACAGCATTGCGTTACAAGCTGTCGCCCATTAAGGGCGCAGTTGTCCGCTTGATGATAAAATAGCACTTCGATTTCAATTTGTCAAGGAACGACAAAAAGAGAACTTTTTAGAAGTTCTCTTTTTAACTACTTATTCCTCCTCAATGGTATCAAGCACCATCTGAATGGCGTACTCACGGGAGCACATCTCGGCACCATCCCATCTGTTCGCCTCAACCATCTTGTTGGCTTCGGTTTCTGCATCAGCACGAGTGTAGCCGCAGCTCATGAGCCAATTAATTATCTTGTCCATGGTGTAAATCCTCCCTTGCTAAATTTTCAAGCCCCAAAGCGGAGCTGATACCGCCGCCCGGTAATGAGCCGGGGACATTCTCTGCGGCGGTGAATTTTACAAGCCGTAAAAGCTGAGAAGTTCAGCCTTGCGGCTATCATCGAACACGACCTCAGTCTTGCGGACACCAAAATCACAAAATAGCCAAGTGTCGCCGGCAACTATCGAAGCTGCTAACCCTCCCATCAATGCGTGGTCGACACAGCCAGCGACTGCATAAGCCAGCATCTCAGTTGTACCCTTTGACAGGCAAGTCAACATAAGTGCCTCGCTTGTAGCTGTTTTTTTGGCTACAAGCTCCATAATTTCATTGCTAGACGTAAATACGTCATCGCAATTATAAATGTCTAGTTTCTTCATATTCTAATACCTCCGTATATTTAATTATATAGCCGACTTTATCGGCTGAAAAGTGACGGGCGGAATCGAACCGCCCACGTTGGCACCTGCCGTCACTTGGCTAGTTTGATAAAATCATTCTAGCCGTGTTATAAACATACAGCCTGTTGTGGCTGTGGCGTTTAAAATCTCCATTTTCAGCAATCACGCGCCCGATATTCTCATATTTGAGGCTCACAAGCATTAAATACTTGTCGAGCAGTTCATCCGGGCATTTCAGACACTCGATGGCGTTTTCTATCTCGTCTTTCTTGCTGTTATAATAAATGCCCTCGATTTTCACGCCCTTGCTGTCTTGAAGCTTTTCAAATTCCTGCATCAATTCTGCTTTCGTCATAAAAATTCCTCCTTATAATGTTAAAATTTTAATACCCCTATAAAGAGGGGAGAACCGCCGCCAGTATCGGTCTGGCTGGCATCCTCTGCGGCGGTTTTCACTTAAATAATCTCTGAATATCCTAAGATTTTAACATCTGCTGGAATGCAGAAGAACATCACACCGGACGGCTCATAATCTGGAACGTAAGAAGCGTTATAACTTCTTCCGTCATTTCCAATTGCCAGATATTCGCCGGCTGTATGCTTCTTTGCTATTTCCTCAAAACTTATTAAATCCTCTGTATTTATCTTTCTTTCTACAACTGTCATATCTATTCTCTTTCTGGTCTGCCATCATCAGAGCCGGGAGACCATCCCACGGCTGACGCTCCGAAGTGGAGCGTTTCGGCTATCTTTTTCGGCTGTAAAAATTCTCGCAAACCTCATCAAACTCCTCCGGCTTGGCGATAAAACGGACGCGGTAGCCGTTGCCTCGGAGAGCATCTGCATAGGCTCTCTTCGTTGTAAAAGTATCATTTTTTACAACTTGTATCTCGCCCTCATATCTCACGCTTGCCATTAACATCATATATAGTCACCTCCTTATTTTTGGGTACAACAAACACATGTTTTGTATTTGTTCTATTTCCCTTTCGTTGATATTATAATATCACTTTTAACAGTGATAGTCAATAGGTTTATCACTTTTTTTAGAAATATTTTTATTGACTTTTTTTTAAAACTGCCATATATTAAAAACACAACGAGGAGGTGATAGGATGCTTAAATATAAATTTAACGTGGGCGATGCCTTGGAGCGCGCCGGCTTCAATACCTACAAAGCTAAAACAACCGGACTGATAAGCCAAGACGCATTAAGGAAGATTAAGAATGAAGATACAGGCATTAACTTAACAACGCTCAACAACCTGTGCCTGATACTGGACTTGCAGCCGAAGGACATATTCATATATGAAGAGACAGCGGAGGAGCACGAGAAGAAATTAAAAGTTTTTTCAAAAAATTAAAAATATCACTTGCAAAAGTGATAAAGATATGATATTATAATGATGTCGGAAGGGAGAAAATAAGAATTTCCGAACGTGTGTTTGTTGCACGAAAAATTAAAATTTGGGAGGAAAAAATCATGACAGTTAAAGAGTACATTAATAGTTGCTTGCAGTTTGCGGAGGACACAAGAGAATGGGGTGGACTTAATGAATACCGCTTCTACAGCACGACGGAGGGCTGCGGCTACTGGTATGAATCCTGCGACAACGCCGAGGGTGGACTTGATGTAAGTTGGGCTTTCGGTTTGACGGCAGAGCAGATACTAGACGAGGGAGCGCAGCACTTCGTGGATGAGCTGGCGACGCTGATAAGATGTACCGCTGACCAGTGCGAGGACGAGCGCGACGCTGAGATGCTGTACAGTGATTTAAAGTATTTTGAGCATTAAAAAAGCGAACCGGGCGAGGTTAAGAACTTTCCCGGTTCGTTTTCTGCTGTAAAGTGCCTATTAAATTAAATAATAATGGCTCCTGCCAAGTCACGACCGATTAAAAACGTACCAAGCGACATTAACGGTCAGCACTTCCAGCTCTCACAGCATACATGATTTACGGCTGGTTGTCAACGTATCAGATATTATATTGATGTATTTTAAGCATTGACAAATCCACGGCTAACTGATAATATCATAGACGGGCGAGGGCGAAGAACTCATGGTAGTATCGCAAATAGCACATTGACAACCGCATATCTCACACACCTATAATTTTAGACCAATAACAATCCGTTATGTGGTCTTTTTGTCGTTCTGTTAATATCTCAACAATGTATCTTATTTAATCCCATGTCTTTAAGTTATTTATGTATCGTATATTATTATAAAATTTACTGCCATAGATTAAGAGCCTGAGCCCTTATATTATATTTATTAATACATAGGGCTGCTGGGCAGATGAACACAGCCCACATCATTGCATTAACGTGATAAAATCTGTATACAAACTGTAAACAAAACGTAGCCTAGAGAAGATAAGATTAGAGAAGATAAGATTAATGAGAACGCGTAAATAAATAATCAGTTTTTTTAAAAACGTATATAATTATATACTGTATATGTGATTAGTACCAAAGTACTATGCTCAAATACCCCAAAGTTATATTTTATATAGATTTTCGATATAGGCAAGGCTTATATCAAGTGCTATGATAATACCAGTGTGAGAGATAACCCGGAGATTATAACAGTGGAGGTGAATACATCATGAGCGATAATAATATTATATATGATACCCAAACAATTAGAACAGTAGACGATATGCGTATAGTCGCTAGCGATATAGTCACTGATTACTGTAATAGACATGGTATTAATGAGAATGATATATACCCGTCTATATGGGCTGATATAATCGACGAATTATATATCAGTTTATTTAAACCATGTAATCGGTTATTAAAAACTGATGATAATTTATATAATCAGTATGATAAAGAAAAAGTTGGATATGTATATAATTATATTTACAGGCGTTTATGTAACAGTCATTGCCAAGAGATAACACAGAAGGGTTTTTGTGATATGGCTGGAATCGATAAGCAGACGCTGTATAATTGGCTAAGCTCTTCGGCTTTCGACCTGCAGGAAAAAATCATGCAGGATAACGAGGAGAGTCTGTTTAACCTGATGAAAGACCGCCGATATAATCCGATGAAAATACTGCCGAAGCTGAACAAGGTGCACCACTGGAACATGCCGGGTGTCAAGGTTGAGAAGCCAGCCGAAGCGCTCGGAGCCGATGCCCTGATACAGCTTGGACAGCAGCCAAGACCGCTTGAGCTGTCAGATAATAGCTCAGTGATAGACAGTGATAATTGATGTTTTATCTCATGCAGTTGTCACACAATCTAATACAATTCACAAATGCCCTATTTACAAGGGTTTGTGGTTCTGTAGCTCATTGTAAACTGTTCGCAAAAGTTAGGTTTAACGAATAGTTAAGCAAAACAGAATGGAATAATAACGCTATTGCATGAATTGTTTGAGAATTGTGTATAAACAGACTGATGGCACGGGACCAGACCGGGTGGGGGTTATATGGTTGCTAGATACGCCCCCTCTAAGTGCCAAAAACTCCGACAAAAATAAAAAGCCATGGCATAGATAGGGTAGCTCCCAACAAGCTATAAGCCTTAATAGCTTCTATGCCATTCACAATAAGGCAAATATCAGAAAGGCAGGTATAAGCGATGAATGAGTTGAAGATTTTTGGGAAAAAGGATTTTTGTAAGATAAAGGATTTTCAAAAAGAAAAGCCAAACTCGGTTGTAGGGATTATATATGTGATAGGATATAACAACAGTTTTTGCAAAATTGGTATGTCTTCGTTGCCGGCAGATAGAACATTGGCTTTACGTCATTATATTTCTGACTATATGCAGATGTCAGTTGACAAGATAGCTATAAGCAGCTGGCACACAAATTACAAGCAAAACGAAAAACTATTACATGAAAATTTTTCAAGTTGTCGTATACCGAATACTGAATTGTTTTCATGTGATATCCAAGAAGTTACTGAATTTATACAAAATGATGGCATCAAGTTTGAAGATAATTCTGAAGAGATTTTGAAGAATATACAAAGAGGTAGCGATGCAGTTGTTGAATTTGGAAAAGCTATCATGCGGGGCGATTTTGAGCAGAAAAGCGAAAATACTTTTGATGAAAAATACAATAAAATGTTAAAAGAGTCAAATAAATTAACTGACGAAATCCTTTTTTCGGCGAGGTTTTTAGTTGATAGCTATAAAGAAGCATTAGAAACTCGCATGGAAAAAGAACTGAATGCACTTAAAGGGTATTTTGTTGATAAATGGATACAACACGGACTAATAGATAAAGAAAGTGTTTTTGATTCACAGCAAAAAAATGACTGAAAAGCTTTTAATCGGAGGAGTAACAAAATGACAGGCAAAGAATATCAGCAGTTGGCGATGAGAACCAACGATGGACTTAATAGATTGCGTTTAGAGGACGCAATCGCAAATCAGGGTGACATATCGGTATCACAGTTGCTTAACGGAGCATTAGGGCTTACTGGTGAAGCCGGAGAAGTCTCAGACCTCATAAAGAAAGGCATATTCCACGAAAAAGGCATAGACCTTGAACATCTCAAAAAGGAGCTGGGTGATTGCGCATGGTACTTGGCAATGATATGTGACGCTTGCGGATTTACGCTTGATGATGTCATGCAGACAAACATTGATAAACTCAAGGCGCGTTATCCCGAGGGCTTTGACACATACAGAGCTAACAACAGGACGGAGGGTGATATATGATAACGGATTTGGTAGTATTTGGAATTTTATGTATGCTTGAAGCTCCTGTATGGTGCTTCGTGGCAATCGGTATATCGGTTTTAATCAGGGTAATCAGCTTTGGTATGAACTTGGGTGCCAGACAATCAGAAAAAGCCTTAGATGAGGCAATAAAGAGGTCATTAAATGAAATATCAAGGCAGAGAGATAAATGATGAGTGCTCATGTTGCGGTAACATATTTGAGTGTGTGCTATTCCTCAAAGGTCACGGCATAGGCACAGAGCGTGAGCATGTGGCGGATATGATTAAATGCCAATTTGAGCACAAAGAAAGGAATGATAAAAGCAATGGGGATAATTAAATTTCTCGGTCTGACAGTTCTGGGGATATTTATAATTGGCGTAATAATAGTACTCATAGTGAGTTTTGCCATAGCCATAAAGGCACTTATACAGATATTCAAAGACATGTAATTTTGGGCTATCGCCAAGCGGTAAGGCACAGCACTTTGACTGCTGTATTCGTGGGTTCGAATCCCACTAGCCCAGCTTGGTCATTTATGACCACTGTTTTACTCACATTGTCATGTGGTGTAAAACCTCCCTTACGACACCTATTAGCGGAATGCTGTTAAGAGCCGTCACAAGGCTCGATAGGTTTATGGGTTTTGTTGCTTTAGTTCCCCAGTGTTCCATAACACACTAAAAGAATAGCAACAGTGCGGACAACATAAGCCGGGAAGCTTGCGACACTGCTGGTTCTCGCTGTCGCCCAGTCTGCACTTACGGGATATAGTTCAGCTTGGCAGAACGCTCCGCTTGGGACGGAGAGGTCGTAGGTTCAAATCCTGCTATTCCGACTGCCTCGAATGAGGCACAAAGCAATACCCCTTTTGATTCAATTTTCATGTAGCCTTGCCACCGCTCGGCAAGTAAAACAAAGAGCGGACATGGCGCATTAGTCAAGTGGTTAAGACACCGCCTTTTCACGGCGGAGACGTGAGTTCGATTCTCTCATGCGTCACTTAGACGTAAATTGTCTGTTGGTGTGTAGCAAAATAGGTAAACGCAAGCAAAGAAGCTGATTGATAGCATGTTTGCCAAGTAATAAGCGGGGATTGTCCGTAATTAGCAACAAGCAGCTTTCAGAAATCAATCATGTGTGGTGCAAATCCACACCGCATCAATCTTTTGGTATTGACACTGAATTACGGAGGACTGCAATGGACTATTTTAGCATGTATAGAGATATATGGACATTCCACAAGAAATACATCGACAAGATAAAGTTTGCCGATGATAAGATGTGGGCTGAAATAGTAGCAGAAAGTAGCGAACTCTGTAAAAGATATGATAACTGTGGGTTTATTTTGTCATTGGCAGTGAACGAGGTGAATGAGTTTGAGGAGATTAGCAAATCTGTACATTCGATACAAAACTAAAAATCTAAAGAGAATACCATTGTTTACGATGACATTCAATTATCCAAAGTATAAGGCTGAGGGCAAGAAAGATAGCTGCATGTTTTACGCACACCCTTATATTGCGCAAGATGAATTTGTAACGAGCAAATTACAGGAAGTTGTTGACCATATCAGGGATAACTATGATTTGGATATATTTACAAAGATTTGAGGTGTAATATGAAAGATTGCTCAATTTGCAAATATTGTGATGAAGATTTTATCTTTGATGAGGAAACAGGAGAAGAATATCCGTTTTATGGTTGCCAAAAAGGGAATGATATATCACTTGACTATGAGTGCAAGGATTTTGAGAAATACAAGCCTCGAAAATATAAAGAGAAAAATACCGAATGCGATATATGCGAATACAGAGAAAATGTGCAAAATATAGTTCTGGGATAGACTGTACAACTTGCGGAGATACAAAAACACATATTATCTATCCACAAGACAAATGTATTAAAAGGGCAAAAGAACTAGGGATTGAGGTGTAATATGTGTAAGTTTTGTAAAGGTAAACATAAAGCTATGATTGCTGATTTAAAAGTATATAAAGACAGAACTGTAACGGTTACTTCTACAATAGTAAACGGCAACACCTTAAAGTTTTTTGCAACTTTGCAAAGCGGACATTTTGTCGGGCTCATTCCGTTAGAAGCAGAAACAAAAATATCTTACTGCCCAATGTGCGGTAGAGAGTTGGTGAAAGAATGAAACATCAAAAAGAATGGCGCACTTGCGACAGATGCGGAAAAGAAATAAAAGCAGGCTTGTTGTGTACGAATTCAATCACAAGAAACGGCATTTTTAATATAACCTACGTTGGCATAAAATGGATGAAAATGGAAACACAATTCTGAATGAGAATAAAACCGGCATATTGACAGAGGGTATCAAAATAAATTGCTAGGAGTGGAAATGTGAAAATATCAATACAGGAAATAGTACAAGAAGCGGCTGACAAGGCATTAGACGATGTCAAAATCAATAATATCCCTTTTCGTGAATGGATTGATAATGTAAATAATGCTTATGAAAATAAAAAGTGTAATTTAGCTTCATGCCGATACAATGCAGATGGCAAATGCACCAATGACGAGAAGAGAAAAGAATGTATTGAAGTTTCTGAAAAAGTGTTGTGTATAAAATGAAAGGAGATTTTATGAAAAAGAAAATTTTAGTATTAGGAATGATAATCTGCATTGCACTTGGAATGGTTGGTTGTAGAACTGCAGATGTCGTAAACCACAATCTGTCAAAAGATGGAGATGAGTTCAATCTCTATCGAAAAATTACAGTTACAAATGCAAGAACAGATACAATTATGTTGCAGGCAGAGGGATACATGAGCCTTAGCAATAACAGTAGTAATGAACTTGTAGTTACTATCAAAACAGGCGAGAACACATATTATAAAGATTATATATATCTTAACGATTGGACTTGTTATGTTATGGAGCAAACAGAACCGGTTGGAACAGATAAGTATCATTATGAATTAGTTTTTTACCCTGAAAGATTAATACCAGACATTGATATTAAATAAATAATATATTACCGCCGCATAAGAGATTTGCGGTGCTACCCTAAAACAATTATAGGCAGAGGTCTATAAGCACCTTTGCTGTGAAAGCGAGGTGCTTTTTCTTTTGGCTAGTTCTGAATTGATAAAGCAATTTCAAAACAATAACAACTACATAGAGCGAAAAGGCATACATCAAATTGTTAAAAACAAAGAAACTGACACCGTCATTAAAGCCTATGTAGATTCTATCAAGTGGGGTATGTGTAATGACAAAGACATACCTTTTTCACTGGAAATTTCAAAAAAAACCAAAAAGTTAATAGATGAACTTATCTGTGAATCAACTAACGGATGGCATATACCTGATTTAGAGGTATATTGCGGTGAAAATAATGCACAGTTTAAAACGCTTGATGATTTTTATGAGGTTTTAAGGCTTGAAGCTCCATATCTGGTTGACAGCTTTTTCTACTACATCGAAATTGACGAAAAAGACCCATTTAAGCGGTTCTATTTCCCTAGACGTAAGGTTTTACAGCCTGTTGTCGGAGCTTATCAAGAGGTTTATGACGGCAAATTAGATTTCCTGTCGGTATCGCAACCCAAGCGTACTGGTAAAATGCTACTAAATGATGAGTTAATAGCAACACCAAATGGATTTGTTAAGAACGGAAGTCTTAAAGTCGGTGATTACGTCATATCTGCAAGTGGAAAACCAACAAAAGTAATCGGTGTATACCCACATAAAAACAAGAGAATTTACGAAGTTATCATAAGTGAAAGTGGAAAATCTAAACAGGAAACAATTATAAGGTGTGGGGCAGACCATTTATGGGAAGTTAGCACCGAGGACAGCAGGTACAAGAGTAAGCCTAACAGAGTAATGAGTACAATAGAGCTTATGAATGGTGTGCTTAAACGTGGCGCAGACATGCATAACAATTATGCGATTGATTATGTCAAGCCTGTTGAATTTGAAAGCAGTGCAGTAAGTGTAGATCCTTGGTTGCTTGGAATATTGATAGGCGATGGCTCACTTTCGGGTGAAAATCTATGTGTATCAAATACGGAAAGGGACATTCTGCAAAGAATAGCTGATACTGTAGCTCCGTATGGAACAAAGCTTGTAAGCAAGGGCAACAATAAGGATTATGCACTATCCTGTGGAGAGCTTAGGGCAAGATTAAGAGAGCTAAGCCTTACTGGCAAAAAAAGCGAGGAAAAGTTTATCCCGAAGAATTATCTGTTTAATTCTGTAGAAGTAAGGACTAAACTTTTGCAAGGACTATGTGATGCGGACGGTTTTACTGAAAGTGGAGGTGTCGAATACTGTACAACCTCTAAGCAACTGGCAGAGGACATTATATTTTTAGTAAAGTCCTTAGGCGGTAAAGCAAGCAGTAAGCTAAAACATACACATTATACGCGAAACGGAGCAAGGTATGTCGCTAATGATGCTTACAGAATATATATCAATTTTCCAAAGGGTGAAATTACACCTGTGTCGTCTGAAAAACACCTAAAAAAATACAATCCGCAAAGAACAAAACTGTATCACTTTATATCTGGCATAAGAGAAACAAATGATTTTGCTGACATGACATGTATAGAAGTGGAGGACGAGAGCCATTTATATTGTGCGACAGAGAACTTTATTCTTACTCACAATACTACTGGTGGACTAAGGCTGGCGCAGATGATGGGTGGCAGAGAGCCAGACGGAAGTATATTTGGTGTCGGCAAGGGCGAAGGACTTGTTAAGCGGTTTTACGGTGGCTTGTTACAAGGATTTGAGACAGAAAGCACATATAAGCGTTTCCTAAGTGTGTTTCCTGAGGCAGTAAAGATAGGCGATAAGGATTATAAGAGCGCCGAGAACCTATCTATTGACTTGAAAAGCAAAAACATATTTCCGACATTTACTTGCAGACCGATTGATGGAGCTATTGTCGGTTGCACAGAAGCAAATGTACTTGTTTATATTGATGACTGCGTTAAGAACCATGAAGAAGCACGAAACAGAGACCGCTTAGAGTTCTTATGCGAGAAAGTCACAGATGACGTTTTAGGACGTAGGCTAGAGGGCACGCCTATTATTATACAAGGAACAAAATACAGCCTATATGACCCTATTACAGCGTTACAGAACAAAGCTGATGAGTTAGGGTGGCGATGGAGAGAAGTTGCAATTCCAGCCCTCGACCCTATCACAGATGAAAGCAACTGGGAGATTTACCGCAAAGATAAAAAAGGCTTGCGAAAAATATTCACAACTGATTATTACCGTAAGGAACGTAAGCTTGTATCGGAAGAAACATGGGCAGCGGAGTTTCAGCAGGAGCCTTACGAAGCAAAAGGACGTATGTTTGCAGAAAGTGAGCTTAATTACTTTGAGGAACTTCCTGTTGACAGAGAGCCGGACGCTATTATGGCGGCTTGCGACAGCGCAGATAAAGGCGACGATAGCTGCTCAATGCCTGTTGGCTACGTTTACGGCAATGAGGTGTACATAGTTGATGTTGTGTTTGACAATGCCGGAACGCAGTTTACCAAGCCGGAATGCGCCAATATGCTTATTAAGCACAACGTAAAGACGGTTACATTCGAGAGCAACAGTGCCGGAGAATACTTCGGACGTGATGTAATGGAAATCGTAAAAGATAATGGTGGTAGATGCAGCGCAAGGTTTAAGTTTAATTGTACCAATAAGATAACACGAATGGAAAACGCAAGAGATAATATCATTCGTGATTATTATTTCCGCGATTTCAAGAAAATGGACAGGCAAAGCCAATATTACAAATTCATGAAAGAACTTACTACGATGACACGAAGTGGAAAAGTTCCTCACGATGATGCACCAGACAGCATTGCATTATTCGAGAACGAAATGCGTAGCGGAGTGGTTAGAACAGCGTCCATTATATCAAGCCCTATATAGGAGGTGACTTATGACAACCAAAGACTATCTCAATCAAATTAGCAGACTAAACCGCATGATTAACAATAAGTTGGTTGAAATTCAACAGCTCAAAGAAATGTCTTGTTCTATATCCGCTATAACAAATAGCGAAAGAGTACAGACAAGCCTTAGCCCAGACAAAATCGGTTCCAATATCGCCAAAATTGACGAAATGGAACGTAACATTGACAGCATGATAGATACCTATGTCGATAAGAAAAACCTCATTATCGCTCAAATAGACAGCATAGAGGATGAAGATTGCTATAATATCCTTTTTTCTCGGTATATTGAAAAAAAGACCTTTGAGGTCATTGCAACCGAATTAAATTATTCGTGGAGACAAATAGTAAGGCTTCACGGAAAGGCATTAAAGATATTTGAGGATAAATATGGTAACGGCTATTTGAAGATGTCATAGAATGTCATATTGTCGCTATGATATTATTATAGTCGAAAGAACTGACAAAGTTTTTCAACAGCTTAATATCTCCTTGAAAGAAGCACTGTTGCATTTTGCAATGGTGCTTTTGCGTGAAATGAGGGTTTTATGAGGGAAAAGACAAAATCAAATAAATACACAATATACTGTCCGCAATGTCACCGCAGAGTTGCGGAGTGGGACGGAAAGTATTCAAGCAATGTAATAGTCGGTTGCCGTAAGTGTCACAAGAAGATTGTATACCATACAGACACAGGCATTACAGATATTAAGTCGTGGGAGCCAAGACGAACAGCAAGCGGCATGACATATCTTTAGGAGAAGTTAAAATGCAGAGAGGACGCAATATCTTATTTACAGAGGAACCGGAAATTACATACGAAAACGTATTAGATGTATTGCGTAATGTTTTTCCGGCTCATATACAAAATGCAACTCAAATACAATTCTTACTTGATTATGACAACGGACAGCAACCGATAATCCGTAAAACTGCTAAGACATATAGACCGGATATTGATTGTGAATGTTCAGATAATGTGGCTCATCAAGTTTCGGATTTTTGGACTTCTTATGCATGGGGAAATCCAATAAGTTTAGTCCAGAACGGCGATAGCGTTAATAACATTATTGCTGAAGGAATAACAGAACTTAACAAGCAATATGAGCTTGCTAAAATCAAGTCCAAGACACAGGAAATCGGAAGATTTGTTGAGATAGGCGCTACATGCAATGTGCTAATTGATGTAAACACCGAATGGAAACCGGGAAAATGTTATTTTAGCCTTGATGTATTAGACCCAAGAACATCGTGCATTATTCGTTCAAGCTATTATTCAGACAAACGACCGATGATGGGAGTTACATACAGACACAGCAATACAACTGGTAATACATATTTTACTTGTATTACTAAAGATTACAGATTTGAAATTATCAATCTTCAAGAAATTTCCAACGGAGATTATACAAAAAAAGAGGCGTGGCAACATCGACAGCGCAGTGGCGAAGTAAATCCATTAGGTGTTGTGCCGATTGTTGAATATTTTCGTTCGTATGACCGCATGGGTGTGTGGGAACACCAGTTGTCTGAAATGGATAACCTTAATTTGTTGATTTCCGACTTCACAAACGATGTCGAACAAAACACGCAAGCTGTATGGCACACTAACGATGTGGAATTTCCAACTATTTTCAACAAAAGCGAAGATGGAACAGTAACAGAAGAAGTTAGGAAACCTAAATCAGGTGAATGGTTACAGACCTATACATCGCAAAATGGCAAAACACCAATGGTCGAACCACTTACTATCAATTACGATTACACAGGTATGCTTAATAATATTCAGTACCGCAGGGACAAAATATTAGAAAAATGCAATGTTCCATTAACCAACAGCAATGCCTCTAATATGACAGGTGTTGCATCCAACAACGCTTCCGGTTGGGACCATGCTGAGGCAGCTGCATCTAAACAGCAAATGATAACCGAAAGTTGCAAGATAGACGAGCTAGAGGTTGTGCTTGCCGCTTTGCAAAATAGTTCATTTTTGCCTGTGGACAGTCCGTTACGACAACTAAACCTTGGCGACATTGAGGTAAATATCAAGCGTCAGAAATTATATGAGTTGTCAACAAAAGCTAACAGCATTGCCACGCTTATCAATATTGGTCTTAACGGCGGCAAGGTGCTTAATGCTATCCCGATATTTGATGACCCTAATGAAGTATGGGAATCAAGTAAAGACACAGTCTGTAAGATACAGGAAAGCAAGATTACGTCTGGCAATAGCAATACTGTATCGCCAAACAGTGGTAGAACAATGCAGGACTTGTCAGACCAAATCAGTAACAGCCCTCTGATTGATAAGAACAGGGCAACAAAATAATTATTGTTATCAAGCCATTAGGAATTATTCTAGTGGCTTTTTATATTGCACAGAGAAGTGGATAAAACACAAGTGGCAGAGAAGCCAATAAAACACAGAAAGAACGAGGTACATATCATGGAAACAGAAGTAACTAATTCAACCAATGCAACAGAGACAAACGCAGTAGAGACAACTCCTCAGGCTGATAATGATAGCAAGCCAACGGTTGAAGAGCTTTTGGCACAGTTAGCAGCAGAAAGAGCAGCCAATGCCAAGAACAAGCAGGCGCTTGACAAGGCACTCAAGGAAAAAGGGGATGTAACCAAGGCATTGAGAGCCAAGCAGACAGCAGAGGAACAGGAAGCGGAAGCCAAGGCAGAAGCAGAACGTATTCAGAATGAGAAGTACGAGGCGACAGTTAAAGAACTTAACCATATCAAGGCAGTTGCGGCGTATAAGAATTTCTCTTCCGATAATGCGATTGAAAGCATGATTGAGGCGGTTGCGGATGGAGACCACGGTGCTATTGCGGCGCTGATTGACAATGAGGTTAAGGCAGCTACCACAGCAGCTAAAGCTGAATGGATGAAGTCAAGACCAAGAATGAATGTCGGCGGTGAATATTCAGGCATGACAAAGGAACAAATAATGGCAATCCCGGACAGAGCAGAGCGTAGAAGAGCTATTGCGATGAATCCGAGCTTATTTAATTAGGAGGACAGATAAATATGGCAGCAGAAACAGGATTAATCAAGAAGGAAGACCTTGCAAGAGCAAGGGAAGTTGAGTTTGTCGAAATGTTCGGCTACTCAATTAAGAAGTTAATGGAAGCACTTGGCGTGACCCGCAAAATTCCCAAGGTAGCAGGAACGGTGTTAAAGACCTACAAGGCGAGTGGAACACTCGAAGACGGCAAGGTTGGAGAGGGCGAATTAATTCCGCTTTCTCATTATACAGTAGAGGCTGTATCTTACAAGGAAATTGAGCTCAAGAAGTGGAGAAAAGCAACGTCGGCAGAGGCGATTATTGAGAAGGGATATGACCAGGCAGTTGAAATGACTACGGACGCACTGCTCAGGGATGTCCAGAAGGGTATTCGTAAGGATTTCTTCACTTTTCTTGCAACAGGAACAGGAACAGCAAGCGGAGCGACATTCCAGAAAGCTATTGCTCAGGCGTGGGGGCAGTTACAGGTCAAGTTCGAGGATGACGAGATAGAGGCGGTTTATTTCATGAATCCGCTTGATGCGGCTGACTATCTTGGTGATGCAACTATTATCACCCAGAACGCTTTCGGTATGAGCTACGTTGAAAACTTCCTCGGACTTGGAACTGTTATTTTCAACAGCTCCGTAACCAAGGGGAAGATATACGCGACCGCTAAGCAGAACCTTGTACTTTACTATATCCCGGTAAATGGTGCAGACCTTAGTGAAGCATTTACGTTTACATCGGATGCAACCGGGCTTATTGGTATCCATGAAGCTCCTGACTATCCACACATGACAGCGGAGGATGTTGTTGCGTCGGGTCTTACTCTTTTTGCTGAGAGAATAGACGGCGTTATTATTTCGTCTATTGTTGGAGCTTAGGCAGTAGATGTATCAGGTAACAGAATTATTCGCGGATTTACAGGATAATTCGCACGTCTATATTCCGGGGGATATATTTCCCCGGAAAGGCGTTGAAGTCTCTGACAAGAGATTAGAAGAGCTGTCAACCTGTAACAATCTGCGTGGAATACCACTTATTAAGGTGGTTGGAAACGAAAGAAAAAGTAGTAATTACACCAAGACCGACATTAACCGCATGAGTACCGCCGACTTACAGGCACTTGCCAAGGAGCAGGGCATTGGCGGTGCCGAACTGTTAAGCGGCGCAGAGCTAAAAAAGCTGTTAATTGAGAGGTTCAATTTATAGGAGGTTAGTCATGTACACAACATTAGAACAAGTCAAAATCAGACTTCACCAATACCATATTGATACAGTCAAGAATGATGATAATGACACCACGACTAATGTTGTGGTATTTGATGACATTGAGGATAATCCACTAATTGAACAGCTCATTGAGCAGTCAAGGCAGGAAATAATCAGCTTAAGGAATTATCCGAGTAGTTATACGCAAGAGCAAATTGATAATGACTTGTCTAAGTACGAGAGCGTTATTGTCAACCTCACGGTGTATGACCACTCGCAAGCCGGTGAGAACTACATGACGAGTATGAATGAGGGTGGTGTCAACCGCACTTGGAAAAACCGTAATGAGCTATTTGCTGGGGTATTTCCGTTAGTCAATGTGATATAGCCTATCTACCATGAGTAGAACAGGAATCCGATTTTTGCAAAGCAGTTATCGGTGTTTAACAGAGCCTACAGGGCATTAAAAAAATAAGAAGATTGTGCGTTACCATGTTACTGATGTCGGCAATATGGTAGCAGGCGGCACACATTAAGGGTGGTGGGCGGTGTGCCAAAATTATACGAAAGGCGGTATATCAATGCCAACAGCAGTAATTATAAGCATCGTATCAGTTGCTTTTTCCGTCTTTTTCGGACTGTTTACCTTAGGACTTAATCTTAAGAACAACAAAAAGTCTGACAATGCAGAACTTACGGAGCGTGTAAAGGAAAATACACGCATAAATATGAAACTTGACACAATATCAGGCAACACAACAGAGATAAAAAATGAAGTTATAGAAATGAGAAAAGAGCTTAATTCTCATGATAACCGAATTGTCAAGGTTGAGGAGAGCGTCAAGTCGGCTCATCACAGAATAGATGGGCTTGAAACAAGGATTAACAGTGATAAGGAGGACTAAGACATGGATTTCACACAGGTATCAACAGTAGTTGCAATCGTTGTAATTACATATCTGATAGGCTTAGGAGCCAAGGTAATTCCGCAGATTAAGGATAATTTCATTCCTATAATTGTCGGCATTGCAGGTGGCATCTTAGGCGTTGTCGGAATGTATGTAATACCTGATTTCCCAGCAACAGATGTTCTCAATGCAATAGCAGTAGGTATTGTGTCGGGACTGTCCAGCACTGGTGTAAATCAAATTTACAAGCAGGTAAAGAAAAATGCTTGAAATTAACAAGCAAAACATGAAGTGTTCACGGCAAGGACAGCATGTAACCATCTATGAGACTGACGATGACGGCAACATCATATATGAGGGCTTTACTGACAGTGAGGGTAACTTTACACCATATCTTGACAGCAAAGGCAATAAGATACCTCGTATCAAGGATGAATATGTCGGTTATTCCTTGCCGGTTGACTTCCGGGCAAACATATCATTCAGTGGTGGTGAAGCACAGGCTCAGGAGTACGGCTTCAATGTAGCTGATTTCGACGCGGTTATGATTACAGACCGCAATAAGTTTCCATTTGGAAAAGGTGACATTATATGGCTTGACAGTGAGGTCGGATATAAGAACGAGGATAAGACACAGGTTGATGAGCTTACATCGGATTTCATTATTGTGGGTGTTAAGCCGTCGCTTATATCGACTAAGTATGTGTTAAAGGCGAGGACAAAGTAATGGCAAAGCATAAGATTACACTTAATCCGCTCTCACAAAGCTCCATTCAGAACGCAATTAAAGCCTTGCAGAGCTATCAAGACGGCTTGACATATAAATGCCAGCTCCTTGCGGAAAAGCTTGCAGAAAAGGGCGTAGAAATCGCAAGAGTGCAAATTGCAGACCTTGACGCAGTGTTTACGTCTGAATTGCTTCAAAGCGTTCATTCTGAATACAAGGGCAGTGTAAAAGGTGGCGGTGTATGGGCGGTTGTGACAGACAGCAAGCACGCCGCTTTTGTTGAGTTTGGAACAGGAATTATCGGCAAGGCAAACCCATATAAGGGAACATTACCTGAGGGCGTTGATTGGCAATATGCAAGCGGTAAAACCATTCGACAGCTTGCCGATGGTCGCTATGGTTGGTTTTATAAGGGAAAGGACGGCAACTGGTATTTTACCGAGGGTATGCCGTCAAGACCATTCATGTATAACACCGCAAATGAGTTGAAGTCAATCATTGTAAGTACAGCAAGGGAGGTATTTGGCTGATGGCAAGCGAAAATTCATGGGCTTATGGCATTGAGACTACAATATATTCCATTATCAAAAGCAAAACATATTCGGAAATTCAGAAGAAATACCATAATCTGCTGTTCACTGATAAAGGGCAAAGCGACAGTCCACCAGCATTCCCTACGGTGTACATTCACATGTTAGCACCGACCGAACAAGGGCAGACGCTTGACGGACAGACAATTAACGGCTTACTTGTGACGGTACAGGTTGATGTAACAACGAACACTAGCGGTTCAGATGCACGTTGGGTTATGGCTAAGGTTGCCGAAGCGTTCAAGGAATTACGATTTGGAGCCAAGCCGATGCCTGAGCTAACCTATTCGGACAAAATATATAGAAGCACCGCAAGGTTTAATCGTGTTATCGGTGCAAATGACAGATTGTTGTAATTAAGAGCTGATGAAGCTCTTTTTTTATTTTCATTTTTAAGGAGGAATACAAATGGCAGTAGCAGGTATATCTACATTAGGTGTTACGTTTGGTTACGGCGCAGAAACAACAGCCGGAACTAAGCCGACAACATTCACACAGCTTACCAGAATTAATACTATTGGGGGAATTACTATTGACCCACAGACCATCGACGCATCAGCACTTGAAGATATGGTAACAAGAAGTATTAAGGGTAGAGCAGATACAGGCGGTACATGGACTGTTACAATCAATCTTACAGACGAGACAGAAGCAGAATGGGAAGCTCTTATGACAACGTATAAAGCTCTTACCGGCGGCAAGAGAATGTGGTTCGAGACGATTTTTAAGGGCTTGACCAAGAGCTTTTTTGTTGTGGCTCAACCGCCAGATGAGATTCCACATCCATCAACAGACCAGAATGGTCTTGCAACAGTTGAAATCAACCTTACAATCGAGGAATACAAAGGGCTTGACACAAAGGTGGAACTTACACCGGGGGAATAGTAAGTCATTCAGCTGATATGGCTGTACTGAATGACGATACAGCCGATGATTACTTGCCAATATACGGCAAGTAAGTAATTATTTGACAGAGAAGGGCGGTCTACGGACTGCCCCTTTTCCTATGGCAAGCATAGGAGGAAAAGGAGAACATAATGATAACATTTGATATTGATAACAAGGAATATAAGTTAGAGTTTGGCTTTGACGCGGCAGAGGACAAGGACATTGTCCAGAAGATGTTCAATTATATGACAGGTGCATACATTTACAAGGAAACCGGAAACACAATTACCGCAACATCTAACGGTGCGGCTAAGATGGTTGCTGATTACAGCGAAGTATGCCAGATGGCTTTTTACGCTGGCTGTTTACAGCACAATGCAGTGTCAAGAGCAGAGGCTAAGACTTTAGCAAGAGCATACATTACACAGAAGAGAAAGGCAGACAGCAAGTACGGCTATTATCAGCTATTCGAGGATATTAAGATTGCTATGGCGGACGATGGTTTTTTCGAGTTGAGCGGCTTGGCGCAGACAGTAGAGGAGATGAACAAGTCGGTGGCGGAGCAGTTGGAGAAGATGCAGAAAGAGAAGTCAAAGAAGTAAACTTCCACAAGCTGATATGGGAAGAATACTTTCCGCTTGCTTTTTCAATTGGAATCAGCCTTGAAGAGTTTAAAAGACTTACTCCTAAGACTTTAGGGTATTGCCTTAAAGGCGAAGAGTTGCGGCGTAAAGAACGTGACCGGGAAATGTGGGTGTGGACACGTCAATACGGCATACCGGCAATCATCATCGGAACAAGAAGCGGTGCATGGGGCAAAAGCAAGGTTGAATATCCTGAGCAATCAATTTATGTTGAGCAGGACCCGGTTGAGCAAGAAAAACTTGCCGAGAAGAAAAGACAAGAGTTCCTGCAAAGCTTATTGTCTATGCAGGATAATTTTGAACGAAATAAAAAGAACAAAGTAGGCGGTACGGAGTAATCTGTACCGCTTTTATTTTTAGCAAGGAGGTGAGAACGTGGCAGAGATAGACATCTTGGAGATAAAACTTCAAGCGAACGCCCAAAAAGCAAACACGGCGATAGATAGTCTCATAACCAAGCTTGGCAACCTTGCAACATCACTTGGACGTGTTAATGGTTCAGAACTTAATACGTTGTCAATGAACGTCACTAACCTAAGTACGTCCATGAGAGCCATTAACGATGTAGGCACGGCAAGCTTTACAAGACTTGCGAAAAACATCGGAAAGATAGCAAGCGTGGACAGTTCAGCACTTAATACGGTTGCAGGCTCACTTAATTCCACAGCTAGTGCGTTTAACCAGTTTACAGCGGTGTCTGAAAATGCGGCGCAGATTGGTGAAGTCGCTAAGAACATAGCAAAGCTTGGCAACAAGAGCGTTCAAGCCTCAATTACGAATATGCCGCAGTTGGCGACTTCACTCACAAACTTACTCACAACGCTTGCAGGCGCACCGACAGTAAGCAATAACGTCATTCAGATGACTAACGCATTGGCAAATTTAGCCAGTCAAGGTTCAAGGGTAGGTTCTGCTTCACGGACAATCCAAAGGAGCCTAAATGGCGTTCACAGAAGCGCACAGACGGCAACTAAAAGCACATGGTCACTAGCTAAGGCGTTCGGTAAGTTTTATGCGTCATACTTTATGGTTGTGCGTGGCGCCAAGGGCTTGTGGAAATCCATCGAAAGCACCACAGACTACATCGAGGCATTTAACTACTATGCAGTTGCATTTGGCAAAATCGGTTCTGAATGGGGCAAAGACTTTGAAAAGTTTGGCTATGACAATGCCACTGATTATGCGAACAGCTTTTCGGACAGAGTAAGTGCGTTGCTTGGTAAGCTTTCAGGACTGCAGGTTGATGTTGAGGGCGGTTTGCTCACAGCAGACGGCGCAAAAAACTTAGGCTTGAATATTCAAGAGGTTACGGAGTTTGCGTCACAGCTTGCTTCGGTGACTAATTCACTTGGACAGACAGGAGAGACAACCACGGCGGTAGCAAAGTCAATGACAATGCTTGCAGGCGATATAAGCTCTCTTTTCAACATAGACTATACATCCGTAGCCACCAACATACAAAGTGGCTTAATCGGTCAATCAAGGGCATTGTACAAGTATGGTATTGATATTACCAATGCCACATTGCAGACATACGCTTACAACTTAGGTGTTGAAAAATCCATAAGCGAAATGACGCAGATGGAAAAGCAGCAGTTAAGAGTACTTGCTATACTTGACCAGTCTAAGGTTTCATGGGGTGATTTGTCTAACACAATAAACAGTCCAAGTAACATGATTAGGCAATTCAACACAAACGTCAAAGAGACAGGCATGGTATTAGGGCAGATTTTTATACCTGTCCTTCAAAAGGTTATGCCTGTTGTTAATGGTGTGACAATCGCTATTAAGCGTATGCTTGTGAGCTTTGCGGCGCTTATGGGTGTCAAGATTGATTTTGACGCTTTCGGGCAAAATGGCTATAAGGACACCACGGACGGCTTAGAGGATATGGCAGACGGCTATGATAGCGTGGCAGATGCGGCTAAAAACGCACAAAAGGGTGTTCGTGGATTTGATGAGCTTGAAAACAGAACCACAGGAACAAGTAAAAGCGGTACTTCCACCGGTACAGGCGATACGATTGACCTCACGGACGAGATTGTTAAGGCTACGGAAGAATACGAAAAAGTATGGAATGAAGCCTTTGATAAGATGGAGAATAAAGCTGAGGCATGGGCAGATAAAATAGTCAAGGCTCTATTTCCAGTTAAAAGTATTTTTAAAAATTTCGTTGCTGGAGATTTCTTTGCAGCAGGACAAGATACATCATCACTTGTCAGTGGTTTATTCAACTGGGTTGCTGACGCAATAGACAATGTTCCTTGGTTTACAATCGGCAGAAATGTAGGAAAATACCTTGCCGGACTTGATTGGACGGAGATATTAAAATCAGCGGCTAAGGTTTTATGGGAAGGTTTCAAGGGTGCATTGGAGTTTTATGCCGGAATGTTCACAGCCGCACCGCTGGAAACAGTTGTTGTATCGTTCATGGCTATGCCGGGATTGCTTAAAGCTATCACAGCAAGTAAGTTCGTGACAGGCGTTAAGAAACTTTGGTCAAATTTCAAGGCTTTTGGAACGGTTGTTAATAATACAGCCCTTGCGCTTTCGGGCGATGCGGCAGCAACAGCCACACTTACTACTATGTTTCCTAATCTTTCGTCCAAGGTAGCAGCGGTCAAAACAGCGTTCACGAATTTAGCAACTTCCATTCAAAACAAAGGCTTATGGAGAGGTATTAATGACAGCATAACATCGCTGAGAAACAACCTTACAGGCTTTCAGAAAGGACTTATTGGTGTTGCGTCAACAGCAATAGAGTTCGCGGTGCTCAAAGATGCGTTCAATGACCTCACTGTTGGTAGTGACAATATGCTATTGTCCATTGGCAAGATTGCCGGAGTTAGTGCGGCGGCAGCTGGTGCAATGTATCTTGCTTTCGGACCGGCAGGTATCGCAATAGCAGGAATAACTGGCGTGGTTGCAGCTATAAGCGGAATTAAAAAAGGCTTAGATGAAGTAGAACAAAGCTCGATGATTTCAGCACTTTCTATAGAGGGAGGAGCTACGCTTGAAGAGTTTAACCAAAAAGCAACCAGCACATTTGATAATGTAAAAGAAAAAGCAGAAGAAACAACTCAAAAAATATCTGAAATTGACACTGTAAAAAGCAATATTGCCGATACTGTTGAAAGCATTGGAACAATATATACAGCCGTTGAAAGCGGAGCTAAGAATGTCGAAGATGAAATACCAAGATTTAAGTCTGCGTTCGAGCAACTTAAAACCGACACCGAAAGTGTTTTAAAACAGGAATACGATGTAATTGTTGGATATATACTTGGAGCGGTTTCAGATACGACAGAAGTACTTGGAGGTGAAACACCGAAAGCTGTTGCTGACGCATTGGGCGAATTGTATGGCGTGCAAGAAAATATGCTTAGTTCTCTTAGCGATACAAAAGCAGAGTATGATAAACTGGTAGCCGCATTGGATAACGGTGAAATTTCTCTAGAAGAGTTTGTAAATCAAGCCGCACCACTGGCAGATAAGCTTTCACTAACAGGAGAAAAAGCAGAAGATGCGGCTGATAAAATTGCTGCATACGGTGAGGCACTTGACTTATCTAAATATGTATCAGAAAGTGGTTTTGATGCTGAAAGTTTTTCGTCTGATATAGATGCTGTAGTTCAATCAGCACAAGAGGGCATAGACGCAGTGAAAAACGCCAACAATGCTTTTAATGATACTTTCGATAGTTGGATGACAAATGCGGAAAAGCAAGGTGAAACAGTAAGCAAAAAAACGCAAAGTATAATTGATAAGTATGTGGGAGAAGATAGAGATAAGAATCTTCAAGAAATAAATGATGCTTATACAGAATATGCAAATGCTGTTCAATATGGCTTGCTCGAACAATTACCATCTGTAGTCGAAAATGCAACATCAGGCTACGAAAACTTGAATTGGTGGTCGAAATTATTTACCACCAAAGAAGAGTATGTTAGCAATGTTATTGGCAAGTGGGAAAAAGAAGTTTTGTCTCCTGCAAACGAGGCAATCCAAGGTGGCTTTAACCAACTTGGTATTGACAATAGCCCTTTTGCAGAAGAAGCGGCAAAAAAATTAGTCGGAACACTTTTTGATACAACCACAACAATGAGCTATGAAGGCGTTGAACTGACAACTACAACATTGCGTTCTGATTGGGCGGAAGCTCTTACTAATGCTTTAGGAGGACTGAAATCAATAGTTAACCCTGAGCAATACGGAGAAGATACGACAGAAGGCTTCAACAACGGAATCAAAGATAATATAAGCACCTCAAAGTCAGCTATTGATAAATGGATGGAATCCATTGACGAATATATTCATGATAGTGTTATGAGGTATGGTTCACCGTCTAAAAAAGCCAAACAATACGGTTTATGGACGGTGCAAGGGTTTACAGAAGGAATTGCAAGCAATACTTTTTTGGCTAACAACTCAATAAATAGAATGTTTGCTGGAGTTCTTAATCAGTTTTCAAGCAAAATACCATTGTTTAAGCCGATTGGCGTTCAAGTGATGTCTGGCTTCCTTAATGGCTTGACCTCAATGGAACAGTCAGTATACAGCAAGGCAGACGAGATAGCCAAGAACGTAGCAAAGACTATCCAATCAGCCCTTGACATTCACTCACCATCAAGAGTTATGTTTGAACTTGGTGCCTACACCACAGAGGGCTTCAAAGATGGTATGGAGAGCCTTTATGAAGCAACGCAGTTGTCAGCAAAGGATTTTGGCTTTGGTGTTGTCGAAGCTGTACACCCACAGCAGCTGTATAGTGACTATATGAGCAGTACACCGGCTGTTAGCCCTATGGCAAGTACTGCAACGCAGAATTATTACAATTCCAACACAAGCGTTGACAATGCAGAAACTAATGCACTGTTGAGAGAGCAGAACCAGTTGTTGCAGCGTATTCTTGCAAAGGAATACGGCATAAGCAAAGACGATATAGGAAAAGCGTCAAGAGATTATGCAAGAGACTATTTCAGGCGCACAGGGCGAGACGCTTATACATTTTAAATTTAACTAAAACAATAGTTCCCCAGCAGATTATGTTTGCTGGGGTTTTCTATTTAAAAAATCATCAACAGAAAGGAATGATACTATGTTAGTAGAAACAAGAAAAATCGGTAAAAGCAAAGAGGTAACTGTTGTTAGTAGTCTTGATGTAGCGGAGACTTTCGAGAAAGACCATAAGCATGTTCTTGAAGATATAAGAAGAATATGCGATAGTTTAAGTACAGCCGAATTTTCGGCTCTATTCTATGAAAGCGATTACGTTGCATCAAACGGCAAGAAAAATCCAATGTACCTTATGAACCGAGACGGCTTTACGCTTTTGGTAATGGGCTATACAGGTGAAAAGGCTATGAAGTTTAAGCTGGCTTATATCAATCAGTTTAATGCGATGGAACAGCTTCTTACAGGAAAACTAATTGAGCGTGAAAAGGGCATTGCAGTAAGACAGTCACTCACTAAGGCTATCCAGCAGTCAAATGAGAATGAGCGTATGCACGGACACGCTTATTCTACATATACCGACATTATTTACAAAGTGATATTCGGCAAAACAGCAAAGCAGTTAAGGGAAGAATACGGCATTGACAAAAAGACTAATTTAAGAGACTGCTTTACGGCTGAGGAGCTTGCGAAAGTCCAGTCCATAGAAATGATTGTCAGCGGTCTTGTAAATTGCGGCTGGGGATATGATGATATAAAGAACTTCATCACCAATCCGACCAAGAAATTACTTGTAGCATGAATTGACACGCCTCCCATAAAGTAGTAGTATTAAGTCACTACACAAATATGGGAGGTATTGTTATATGGAAGAAAAAACTACTAAAACCGACAATCAAAGCAAAGACAGTGAGGATATTAAAATAAATGTAATATCCATACTGCTTGGTTTAGCTTTTTTGTTAGGTGTATTTTTGGCTTTAACTGGCAGATTTATGATTTTATTGTGGATAATAGGCATTTTTTTAAGCCTGTTTTGCTTATTTTTGGGTATAAGACTTTGCTTTGATGTCCACGCAATCAGAAAGCACTTTGAAAGCAAGGAGGGCAGATAATTATGAAAGCACTTAAAGTTGGAGTGGTTGTTTTATCTGTCACTTTAATGGTTTGCGGTTGCAATAGTCCTCAGGATAATGCAGAGACAACTATACCGGCAGAAACAACTACAGAACTACTAACGGAAAAAGCTTCTGAAAATGTTCCTAAAACAGTAAATGAGACAACTACGGAAAGTAAAAACATTGAAACCGAAAGTAAGGCAGGAGAATACATAGACGGATTTGAAGTAGCTGATTATGATAAATTTAATTCTTATGCGTCAGAAAATGGGCTTGACGGAACTTATGTGTATATTGAAGGTAAAGTTTTAAATCAAACAAAGTTAGCCGACACGGAATTCCCGATTATTTCATTAACTGTCGAGCAGGAAGATGGCAACAGATGGAGCGTAGCGTTTGTATCTGAAGAAAAATTGGATATTTCAGAAAAAAATGTAAGAGCATTTGGCATGTATGCCGGGTATTCTGATGTAGTAAATCTGCCTGTCATAAATATATTAACTGAAGATTTAGATAAAATAGATAAAGTAAGGATTGAAGCACTAGAAAATGAAAAATGGATAAATATTTATACTTATGCCGACTACCTGAAAACTCAACCTATTGTCGGTAAACTTTATGACGGCGAATTGACGACAAGGACAATACAAGATATTTGTTTTGATATCCCAATAGTGTTTCAAGATGAAGTAAGTCAAGAAGGAGATTGGACATATTTTTATTATGAGGATATAATGCTTGCAATTAATAGCAGAGTTGATGTTGATGGTATAAGTGATAGTTTTATTGAAAATAGTGATGAGTTTGTAGACGGAATGTTAAAAGCTGCTACGGATTCTATGCTTATAGAAAAAAATAATATACAGATAAACACAGGTGATGCTATAAAAGTTAAGATGGAATATACAATAGATGGTGAAAGGTATCTTTGCGATTCTCTTAATTTTATGTATAATGGCTATTATTACAGTTTTGGACTTTTAAGAAGTGTTTATACGCCGTATGACTATTCAGAAGATTTCACAGATCTTACTAAATCGATAAGGGCTAATAGTGTTTTGGCAGATAAAGAAGAACAAACAAAGCAATCAACTAATGAAAACATAGTTTATGAGGATGAATACATAAGAGTGGAATATAACGGTGTTGAAAAAACGAGATATAGCGATGGCAGCTATGATATAATCGTCACAGTAGAGAACTTGACAGACCAAAGTATGACAGTGCAAGCAAGAGAAATGTCTATAAACGGTTACATGGTTGACCCAATTTATTCTTGTGACATTGCGGCTGGAAAGAAGTCTAAGGAGGGAATGAGGATAAGTTCCGACAACGCAAAGGATTGTCCAATATCTGATATTGAAAATATTGAGACAAGATTTATTTGTTATGGTTCTGGATTTAATTCACTAGAAAAGACAGAACCTATTGTGTTATATCAGAAATAAGCAGAAGGGAGCTGAAAAGCTCCTTTTTGTTTGCAAAAAATTTTTTAAAAAAGGGATTGACTTGTTACATGTAACACTGTATAATGTAACTCGTAACAAGGAGGTGAGAAAAATAGCACCAGAAAGCAGAGCCGATTATATGAAAGAGCGACGCAAAAAGACAAGGAATTTTAGTGTTGAACTTGATAAGGAAAAGTTTGATAAGTTAGAGGAAAAACTTTCCAAAAAAGGCATTACTAAAAAGAAATGGCTTAATGATAAGGTCGACGAAGAAATCGGAGATTAAACAAAAGAAGCGGTTGCAAATGTTTTGACCGACATGCAACCACTTCCCAATCACCAATCCGCAAAGGAATTGATAAGCATATTCTATCATTCCTTTGCGGAGAAATCAAGAGGTTTTACACAGAAAGGAATGGTATGATATGGCAAGAATTAACTGGAGAGAAGAATTTGACAAGGTAGACGAGGAAAACATGAGACTGCTTTGCGAGTGCAGGAAAGAGCAGTTGAGAAAAATCATTATGCAGGTTGTCTTGGATTGCGATAACGAGAAGTACTTAGACAATATCGCGGTTTTCGCCGCCGCTATGAATGACAAGAGCGTAAGGCGTGTCATGGGCGGCTATGAACTTACCTCAAAAGGAAAGGCAGGTGTTGCATAATGGCAGAGCTTGTAAAGATTGAGGGAACAGAGCTGGCAATCCGTGAGTACAACGGACAGAGAGTTGTCACATTCAAGGATATTGACACAGCACACCATAATAAAGATGGAATTACAAGAAGAAGTTTTAGTAGAAATAAAAAGCACTTTATAGAAGGTGAAGATTATTTTGTTTTAAACAAGGCAAATTCTAATGGGACAAATTGTCCCATTAGAAATATCACTATTCCCAATAAGGGGATAACAGTATTAACGGAAAGCGGTTATTTGCTTATAGCAAAATCATTTACCGATGACTTATCATGGCAGGTACAGCGACAGCTTGTCAACGCATACTTCAAGGCTAAGGCACAGCCGCAGACAGCGGTTGCACCGGTGCAGGTTGAGGACACCAAGTACAACACAAGCAATACGCTGGTACCTAAGGTCAAGAGCTGGTATATCCGCAACAGAAGCAACCTTGAATGGGTTGCATATAAGACGAATTGTAAGCTTTCATACGTTTGCCATAGGCTCTTGAAGCGCATAGGCGAAGAGTATGACTTAGATGCGGCAAAGAAGATATACGAGGAAGAAACAGGACATGCACCGCAGTACCCACTTGATGTTGTGGACTATTTCCCTCAATTATCAGCAATGGCTACATGGTGGTTGAATGACCTGATTAAAGTAATTGAGGAAGAAAATAAATGAAAAGATGGCACCCCGGAAATGGGGTGCTGTTTTTTGTAAGCAATTTTTAATGGGACAATTTGTCCCTTTTAAGCATTGCAAAGGTATGTACGTTAAACGTACTTTTAAAATGTATTGTTTGATGAAAGGAGCATAAGCGATGGAAAATTCAAGAATTGAAATCAAAACAGACGGAGCTTTTTCGCAGATATTGATTGACGGCAAGAAACTCAATGGTGTAAGGAACTATAAGTTAGAACATGCGGCAGGCGAAGCGCCAACATTAACACTAGACCTCAACGCATTTGATTTAACCGTTGATGGGCAAATGCTATTGATGCAGAAGGGTGTCGGTGAGATTGATGTGAGTATAAAGGGGTAGCTGATAACTACCCCACAGTTTTAGCCCGAAATGCTTTCAGGAGCATTTGAAGCAATAGGACATTGAGGTAAATCACAATCATTGCCACAGCTAGTATAATCGCAACTTGCAATACCTTTGGCATACTCAAAGCGTTCGGTTGTTGAAGCGTTGATGTAATTAACTCTAATCGAATAGTCCTTGTTTTGGGTCGGGCAAAAACCATATACTCTTTTGTACATAATACACCTCCTCTCAACGGAGATTGTAACACGAAAATAATTAAAATCCACTTTTACGATTTACTATACTAAAATCTGTGTACATTCTGTAAACAAAGCGTAACCTAGATTAGATAAGATAAGTATAGTATAGATACTGTCTCTTATACACATCTCCGAGCCCACGAGACATGCGCAGATCT